TTACAACTGGTATCTTGATCCAACAAGTATATACGGAACAGGCCACATATATCTTAACAGTATTAGTACAGGTAATGTCTATATTTCAACCACTAGCGGTAAAGTTGGTATTGGTACTTCGAGTCCACTATATAAATTAGATGTCAGTGGCGGTGCTAGAATTACAGGCATCACAACTGTTACTAATACCACACAAGCATCAAGTACGGTCACTGGAGCACTACAGATAACAGGTGGTGCTGGTATTGGTGGAAATTTATATGTAGGCAATACTGCTACTATAACCAGTAATGTAAACGCAACATCGACTACTACAGGGGCACTGCAGGTAGTTGGCGGTGCAGGTATAGGTCGTGATTTATATGTAGGTGGTAACATTTATGGTACATTTGCTGGCACAGTTGCTGGTGTGGCATCAACTGCTTCTCAGGTAATCACTCTAGCACAAACAGCAAACGCAACTTATTACCCCGCATTCGTTGATGCTAACAACGCCACCGCTACTGGGAAAAGTGTTTACACAACCAGTAGTTTCTCAATAACTCCCAGTACTGGTGTAGTTCGAATTGGTAGCACAGCATCGTCAACATCCACACAGACTGGTGCATTGTTGGTCACCGGTGGTGCAGGAATAGGCGGTGATGTAAACATCGGTGGAGCACTAAATGCTATTAGCAAGAGTTTCGTAATACCACATCCGAGTATACCGGGAAAAACTCTACGACACGGTAGTCTTGAGGGTCCTGAGTTTGGTGTATATGTAAGAGGTAGATTACAGGGATCGGTAATTGAATTACCGGACTACTGGATTAATCTAGTGGACCAATCTTCTATCACAGTTCAGTTGACACCTATCGGGTCATATCAAAAACTGTTTGTTCAAACAATAGATAATAATAGAATAACCATAGGCAACGGAAATCTCTTGAACACGACCATTGACTGCTACTATACAGTTTGGGCAGAACGTAAAGATCTTGGCAAACTTGAAGTTGAAAGTTGAGATATGAGTGTAGCATATAATACCAGTGTGGTAACTAATGGGTTGGTGCTATATCTAGATGCGGCTAACACAAAAAGTTATCCTGGATCAGGAACTGCGTGGAATGATTTGAGTGGTAATGGTAATACTGGAACATTGACCAATGGACCAACATATAGCGGTACTAACAATGGGCAGATAGTGTTTGATGGTACTAATGACTATGCCATCACCAGTGCCAGCGTTGGCACAGTATCGGCTGCTACATTTTTAGTCTGGTTAAAACGAAATGGAAGTCAAATGTCTTATGCTGGAATTTTATTTGACAGAACCTCGTCCGCAAATGGATTAAATTTTCTAGACACGACTAATCGAATAGGTTATCATTGGAATAATGCAAGCAATACTTATGTTTGGGATTCTGGTTTAACAGTACCAGATAATCAATGGTGTATGTGTGCTATTAGCATTTCATCTACATCTGCAACTGCATATCTTTGTCAGTCCTCGGGAATAACCAGGGCTACGAATCCTGTAAGCCATTCTTCTGTGACTTTTGGAATTTTTAATGTAGGTCGAGATCCGGCAGCCGGGCCAAGATATTTTAATGGGTCAATTAGCAGTACTATGATTTATAATCAAGCACTATCCGCCGACGAAATCCAACAAAACTTCTACGCACTTCGTGGGAGGTACGGAATATAATGTCTCTATCACACAGCCCCTCAATTGTTATGTCAGATTTAGTACTATATCTAGATGCTGCCAATATTAAAAGTTATTCCGGATCGGGGACCACTTGGAATACTCTGAGCTCAACCCCGGCCACAATAACTGTTCAAAATCTCAGTTCAGGAACAGTGTCTGGAACCAACTCGTACATTACTTTTTCAGCAACCAGTGCCACCGATGTTGTAACCTATTATCAAATAACTGGGACATCGATAACCAGCAATACTATTAATTTAACTTTAGAAGCCTGTATAAATATTGACAATTTTTTTGCATCAGCCGGCCAACCCACAGAATGTCGACCGATTAGTCCACGAACATTCGAAGGCAACAGTCCTATAGGTTTTGGAATTAGAAATGGGATAATCAGTGCCGAGATTAACACCACCGACGTTATCGCCAAAATTAACGGTTGGTTCACTTCTGCTACAGCAAATACTGCCTGTACAACCGGTACCTGGATATATGTTAGTCAAGTAACTGATGACAGTGCTAAAACACTAAGAACATTTGTTAATGGATCTCTTGTGAGTACTATAACCTATACCGGAACCCCGCGATGGTCACCGGGCGGCGAAGGATTTCTAATTGGTCGCGGATTTTATGGAGGTACTTTAAATTATTCTGGAAAAGTAGCATTTGTTAGATTTTATAATCGAACACTTACTGACGCTGAACTGCTACAAAATTTTAACGCACTTCGTGGGAGATTCGATCTATGAGTGTTTATGCTGGCCCGAACAATAGAAATTGTCGAACTGCTACTGAGTTATTGACAACCTATCCTTTTCTTTTCGGACAAGATAATTATTATTGTTTATACCCGCAGGGGTCGTCTTCACCAGGTCAAATTGTGTGGTGTGATATGACCACAGACGGCGGCGGCTGGATGATGATTGCAAGAAGCGATCCATCTAACGTAACATACAACAGTCAGAATTGGGGATGGCAAGGCGGTCCTATAGGCAGCATACAGGACTTTAGTCGAGCATACCAAGCAGGTTGGTGGACGTATTGGCATAACAATGCAACATTTACCTCATTCATATTTGGAAACAGAGCCAACATAAACAACAATTCCTGGGGATCTTTTATTTTTAAAGAATCGGAGTTGACATATAGCACATTTATGACAAGCGATACTCAGCAGGGCGGGACACCTTCAGTTTTAAAAACTGATACCAGTGTTTACCAATTTACAAATTTCCCCGGTATGCAAGGAGCCATAGGATACCCTGCTACAGGAACAACTAACAACTTATATTATATGAGAGATTGTTGTGGGTTTGGAACATACGGAGGATCTCCAACAAGCATGATTACAACATATTGCGGCTCTGATTCTGCATTGGGCTATAGCGGTCCGTGGTGCGGAGGATCAAGTTCTGACGGAAGCGGAAACTTTTTAAGTGGTACATATTTAACAGCCGGTAATAATAGATACGGCGGCACAAATCAATACATGATCATGGTGAGATAAATGGATTATAGATTTTTTATTTTAACAACAAACGGAATAAAATCAGCCGATGTAATAAGCGAACATGATTTTAGCTGTGCTCCTTTCGGAGCTGTACCTTACAGAATAGTATCTTCTTGTGAATGTTCTCCAGAAGTAATTGCTGATTTTTGGCGATGCATTGATGATACACTATTACAAAACAACTTAAATTCTGATAATTTCGTAAGGGCAATTCGAGCAGAATCCGAAAATAGTGTGTATGGAGAAATAATAACCCATTCATCTGAAAATTTCGGCAGCTGAAGTAAAACAGAACTTTAACGCAGTCCGAGGAATCTACGGGCTGTAAGGTAGCATAAATATCAAATAGCAATTCTTAGGATCTAAAACTATGGCGTTAGTAGACAAAAACATAATTATTACCCCAAACAAAGGGCAGACTGCTGATCCTAAAATTGCGTTCACTGCAGCCAGTTCGGGTAGTTCTTCGACAATTACGCTGAATGTATATACCAGTACCAACGGTACACTGAGTTTTGAAGGTTCGGCAGGCCAACTGTTCAGTATTTCAAACAGTTTTACAGGAACAATTTTTTCTGTTAATGACGTTTCGGGCATCCCCTCAATTGAAGTGCTTGACACGGGTCAAATCAAACTGGCACAGTATAATGGTTATGTGAGCATTCTGGGAACTACTAACGCAACCAGCACCGCTAGTGGTGTACTGCAGGTCTCTGGAGGTGTGGGCATAGGTCGAGATCTTTATGTAGGCGGGACTATATATGGCACAATTAGCGCATCGGGTGTTATTTCCACTGCAACTAATCTAGCAGGCGGATCAGCAGGTCAGATACCCTATCAGAATTCAGCAGGTATAACTCAATACATAGGTACCGGTACAAATGGCTCATTGCTACAAATGGGAGCAAATACCGCTACATTTGTGACCACTGCCAATATCTATGTGGCCAATGCTGTTACTGCTACTAATATTAGGGGCGGGCAACTGGGTCAGATACCCTATCAAAATTCAGCAGGTATAACTCAATATATCGGCACTGGTACTGCGGGTAGTTTATTACAGATGGGCGGCGCTACTACTGCTACGTTTGTAACAACAGGCAATATCTATGTAGGATATGCTACTCAGGCGGTGTACTCAAATACTGCTACCAATGTAGCAGGTGGAACTACCGGGGCTATTATCTATCAAAGTGGTGTCGGTGCTACAACTAATTTATCGATAGGAACTTCGGGCCAGATACTGACAGTTAATGTAGGAGCAACAGCACCACAATGGACCTCATTGGGAACAATAACAGCAGGCAATGCTACCACAGCCACTAATCTAGCAGGTGGACTACTAGGCCAGATTCCTTATCAGAATTCAGCAGGTATAACTCAATACATAGGCACCGGAACCACTGGCTCCTTATTACAAATGGGAGCAAATACTGCTACATTTGTAACCACTAGTAGTATCTATGTAGGTTATGCCAACACAGCGGCTAATGCTGTAACTGCTACCAGTGCTGCTGTTGCTTATTCATTGGCTAATACATCAAGTTTACAGGTGGGATACGCAGCCGCAGCCTCTCAGATCAACACTCTAGCACAACCTGCTAGTTCTACATATTATCTAACATTTGTTGACACTAACAGTGCCACTGCCACAGCAAAAAGTGTTTATACAACTGGTACATTCATAATTAATCCTTCAACTGGTCAAGTGGGTGTCAATACTTCTTTCTTAACTACCAGCAGTAAATTGGTTGTTAATGGTAGAATCGAATCTATAACTGATCCTGCCGGTGAAGGCGGCCAAGTTGTTCTTCGTGGTCGAGCATATAGGTGGAGCATTGACAATTATTTCGATACATTCAGACTTATCAGAGAAGATGATGTATCTGAGACTAATGGTGCGACTATATTAACTGTTACATCCGGCACTAACAACATAGTGGTGATTGGGGGAACTAATGGTTACTCTGGGGAAAAATTTGCTGTCAACGGCGGCGCATATATTAATGGTATTTTAACCGCCACCAGTATCTATGGCACATTTAACGGTACTATTGGTACCGTATCAATAAACACTGCTACTAATCTAGCAGGTGGTACAGCAGGAGCAATACACTATCAAGTAAGTCCCGGTGTAAGCGGTTTTATTGGCGCCGGGGTTACAGGTAGTTTATTACAAATGGGCGCTTCTACGGCAACATTTGTAACTACATCTAGTATCTATGTAGGCTATGCCAATACGGCGGCTAATGCTGTAACTGCTACCAGTGCTGCTGTTGCCTACTCACTGGCCAATACATCAAGTTTACAGGTGGGATTTGCATCCGCTGCTGCCCAGGTAAACACTGTGGCGCAAGGTGCTAGCGCAAATTATTTCTTGACATTCGTTGATTCAAATAATGCCACTGCCACAGCAAAAAGTGTTTATACAACCAGCACGGTCTATGTAAATCCAGTGTCTGGAATATTGACAGCCAAGCAGATTGCTGCTAATAGCAATACAAACGGTTTCAATATCCTTATCGGAGATGATGCTTGGATCGGTGATGTAGATCAAGCCAACACATTTAGAGTAACTGGTAATCAAAATAATGCTAATGGTTATATTATTTTCGGCAATAGCAATACATTGGCATTGGGTAGAACAGGATCTGGTCCGTTGACCTACGGAGGCGATTTTAGCGTCAGCGGAACAACTGCTGCTTCAAGTACCACAACAGGAGCATTACAGGTCATAGGTGGTGTAGGCATCGGCGGTAACTTGTATGTTGGCGGTACTATATTTGGATTAACCAGCATATCTGGTACTGTTTCGACAGCCACAAACCTAGCAGGCGGAGCAGCAGGTCAGATACCCTATCAGAATTCAGCAGGTATAACTCAATACATTGGTACTGGTACTGCTGGATCCTTATTACAAATGGGAGCAAATACAGCAACATTTGTAACTACAGGCAGTATCTATGTGGGCTATGCCAACACAGCGGCTAATGCTGTAACCGCTACCAGTGCTGCCGTTGCTTATTCATTGGCCAACGCAGGTAGTTTAACAATAGGCAGTGCCACTACAGCCACTAATCTAGCGGGTGGTACTGCGGGAGCAATACACTATCAAGTAAGTCCCGGTGTAAGCGGTTATATTGGTACTGGTACTATTGGCTCCTTATTACAAATGGGAGCAAATACAGCAACATTTGTAACTACAGGCAGTATCTATGTGGGTTATGCCAATACAGCGGCTAATGCTGTAACTGCTACCAGTGCTGCTGTTGCCTACTCACTGGCTAACGCAGGTAGTTTAACAATAGGCAGTGCCACTACAGCCACAAATCTATCGGGTGGATTATTAGGGCAAATCCCTTACCAAACAGCAGCAGGTATAACTCAATACATCAGCACCGGTACTACTGGTTCAATATTACAAATGGGTGCTAATACTGCTACATTTGTAACTACAGGCAGTATCTATGTAGGCAATGCTGTAACTGCTACTAATATTAGGGGAGGTGCTGGTGGATCAATTCCTTATCAAACAGCCGCAGGAGTTACTCAGTTTATTAACATAGGTAGTGCAGGTCAAGTTTTACAAAGTGATGGTAGTACTGCTAGTTTTGTGTCAGTAGGAACATTAAGTGCAGGAACAGCGACTAGTGTAGCGGGCGGGCTGTTAGGACAGATACTTTATCAAACCGCAGCAGGGGTTACAGGATTTATCGGCACAGGTACCGCAGGCACAATATTACAAATGGGGGCAAATACTGCTACATTTGTGACTACTAGTAGTATCTATGTGGGCAATGCTGTAACTGCTACTAATCTAGCAGGTGGTACTGCGGGAGCAATACACTATCAGATAAGTCCCGGTGTAAGCGGCTTCATCAGCACCGGTACTACTGGATCCTTATTACAAATGGGTGCTAATACTGCTACATTTGTGACTACTGGTAGCATCTATGTGGGCTACGCCAATACAGCGGCTAATGCTGTAACTGCCACCAGTGCTGCTGTTGCCTACTCATTGGCCAATACTAGCACTACATATGTTGGTAGAGCGGTGGTTGCGGACAATGCCAGCACCGCAAGCCAAGTTACTACGGTGGCACAAACTTCTACTGCTAGTCACTATTTGACTTTTGTTTCTGCTAATAATGCTACTCCCACTGTACAATCTTTTTATACCACCAGTGCTTTTTCGATACTGCCCGGTCTTGGTAATATTGGCATTAACGGTACTAATCCTCGATATGGATTTAGTAACAACATTACTCTAACTGGTGGCACAACTGTAGGATCATTTAATGCCAGTAATACCGTACAGTCTGATGTAACTGTAACCAGTTATGGTGTTCTAGTATCTATGAACACCCAGGCTACTTCATTTACTCTTAATGGATATCGTGCTTTTCATGCAGGTGTTGGCACAGTGGGTGCAGGCAGTACCATCACCAATGCCTACGGATTCGTAGCAGATGCCACATTAGGTACGGCAGCAACCAATGCCTATGGATTTCTTGGTACTATCGCAAGTGGAACTGGTAAATGGAATGTATATGCCACAGGTACCGCACAAAACTATTTTGCTGGTAATGTTGGTATTGGAACAGGTAAATCTGTGCCTTCTGTGGCTCTTGATGTTGCTGGTACAGTAGCCGCAACATCTGCTACAATATCGGGAACAACTGCTGCTTCGAGTACTACTACCGGTGCACTACAGGTCATAGGCGGAGTGGGTATTGGCGGCGCACTGTACACAGGCCTAGATGCATATCATAATGGAGTGCGAGTCGGTCGAGGGGTTGGTGCTAATCTTTATAACACTGTGGTCGGTAATGGTGCGTTGGACACCAATAGTACAGGTACAGACAATGTTGCTGTCGGTTACCTTTCAATGAACAGCAACACCACTGGTCGATATAATACCGCTGTGGGATCTCAGGCATTGGATATTCAATCCACTGATTACCACAATACTGCTATAGGATATAATTCTCTAGGCAGCAATAATGGTGGATCGAACAACGTTGCTGTAGGCTCGAATGCAGGGGCCACTAATTCTTCGGGTAGCAATAATAGTTTACTAGGATATAGAGCGGGTTTTGCTATTACAACTGGTGCCTATAACGTAGCGTTTGGTGCCGACGCACTGACCGCACTCACTACACAAAGTTTCAACTCTGCCTTTGGATATAGAGCACTTTATAGCAATACTAGCGGAACTGCTAATACCGGTATAGGCTGCTACGCAGGCTATGGAATAACTACAGCACAATATAGTGTGGGAATTGGTTATCAAGCCTTAGAAGGAAATACTACAGTAACCGGTGATTATAATACCGCAGTTGGTGGCCAATCAATAAGATTGATCACCAGTGGTACTAGAAATACGGGGGTAGGTTATCAAAGTCTATATCAAGTAACTGGTCAGTCTTACAATACTGCTGTAGGAGCATACAGCCAAGTAAACAATTTTGGAGGAAGTTACAACACCAGTTTAGGTGATAACTCCTTGTATGCGGTTAGTACCGGTCAATACAATATTGCCATAGGTTACCAGGCCGGCAACAGTATTACCACTGGCACCAATAATACCATAATAGGCAGCGTGAGTGGCACAGCGGGTATGACTGGCACAGTGATTGTGGCAGCAGGTACCGTAGAAAGATTTAGAATAGACAGTGTGGGCAATATGGGCATAGGTACAACCACTCCTAGTGCTCTACTTGATGTTAATGGTACCGTGGGAGTACGCAGTGCGGCCAATGCCACATCATCCAGTACCGGGGCACTGCAGGTCACCGGTGGCGCAGGTATTGGCAGTGACCTTTGGGTAGGCGGAACGGCTTATGCCACAGTACTACAGTCTACTTCGGATGTTAATTTCAAGAAAGACATCACCACTATTACCAACGCTCTAAATACTGTGCTACAGATGCGAGGTGTTGAGTACAAGTGGACGCACAATAGTGAACCTGGTCTGGGCCTGATCGCACAAGAAGTACAGCCACTGGTACCTGCTGCGGTCTCTGAAACTGGTGATAGACTCACTGTGGGCTATGGTAACTTGGTGGGTTTGTTAGTTGAAGCGATCAAAGAACAACAGCAGCAGATACTGGCTCTACAGCAAGAAATACGAGATCTTAAACGATGACAGTAAACATTAGAATGCCCGACGCACAACTGGGGGACAAGGACCTTGATGATGAATATGTCACCGATGCCTGGCTTGTGGACCAGTATGTGGGTAATGTATTGTTTAGTTGTGGATATAATGGTAGGGGGCAATTGGGTTTAGGAGATACTACCGGTCGAAGTCGTATAACACAGGTAGGTAGTTTAATTAACTGGAAACAGATTTGTTGTGGGTACAGTAGTACGGTAGCAATAAAAACCGACGGAACACTATGGGGCTGGGGATATAATCGTAACGGAGAAATTGGAAATAGCAACACCGTTTCTTATAGTAGTCCGGTTCTAGCAGGAGGCGGCAGTACATGGAAACAGGTGTCTCTTGGGGGGGGCTTTGTTAAAGCCATAAAAACCGATGGAACACTTTGGGAGTGGGGGTATGATACTGGTACTAGCAGCCCAATTCTAGTTGGCTCAGATAATAACTGGAGACAGGTTAGTTGCGGTCAAAACGCTAAAATGGCCATAAAAACTGACGGAACACTCTGGGGCTGGGGATATAACAATGTTGGTGCGTTAGGATTAGGGGACACAACCGATCGAGGTAGTCCAGTGAAAGTAGGTACTAACACCACATGGAAACAGGTAGTCTGTGGATACGGAACAACTCCCGGCGACCCCGACTATACAATGGCCATAACAACTGACGGAAAACTTTATGCCTGGGGATATAACGCTCAAGGACAATTGGGACTAGGAAATATCTCTAACTATAGCAGCCCCGTACAGGTAGGCACATTGACTAATTGGAAAAGACTAAGTGATGAAGTCGGCCATACTTCATTTGCTATAAAAACCGATGGTACACTGTGGGGGTGGGGGTTGAACAGTTCTGGACAATTGGGTATCGGTAATACCGTTAACTATAGCAGTCCGGTACAGGTAGGCACACTAACTAATTGGAAACAGGTCTCTAATAAAGGAGGACTGACGACGGCGGTTAAAACCGACGGCACATTATGGGCTTGGGGAGCCGGCAATACCGGCCAATTGGGTCAGGGAAATACCGCTGACTATAGCAGTCCTGTGCAGGTGGGTTCATCGACATATTGGAAACAGGCTTCGTCAGATAGAATCTCACTCGGGGCCGTAACCTACAGAGAAATATAAGAGAGTATAAAAATGAAATATGTATTAATGGAAAATAGACAAACTGTACTACTAGGCCCCATAGACTGGCGGTATAGATTTATTCAGAGTGAACTAGATGACCTGGAAGTGGCCTACATTGTACCACCCACCGAACAGGGCTACTTACAGTTCACTCCAGAGTTGGAGATATTTCCTATTGCAGAAACACAATCACCTGATATCGATAATAGGTATGAAGATCCAGTGGGACCAACTTGGACTATCATGCCCAATATGACCGCATTGGAGACATATACCAAACAGGATAAACCACTACATATTGTGCGTCAAGGTCTCAAGGATCAAGTAGCAGGTCAACGATACAATCGAGAAGTCAGCGGCACTACAGCCACTATAGACACAGTGTCCATTAACTTATCCACTGCTCGAGGCGATGCTAGAACACAGTGGAATAACTTATTGACCACTATCGGTACTGGCACAGTCAATTGGAAATTTCCAGAAGGATTCTTGGAATTAGATTTGGCCAATGTTGAACTAATGGTGTCTGCTATTGCCGCGCACGTTCAAGCAGCATTTGACTGGGAAAAGGCACAGGGGGATGCCATTGACGCAGCAGAGGATATGGCCGCATTGAAAGTGATCGGTGCCGCACTGGAAGAAAATTCTAGACCTAATCCCTCTAGGCCTGGTCCACAGTGATTAAATAATACATTATGCCATTAGTAACCCTTGTCCAACAAAGTTCCACAGGAACTAGCACACTCAACGGTACCTATCCTGATCCTATTAATAAATTAGGTAATAAGTGGCAGCAGACTCAGTACTATGGAGGCGGTCACTATCGAAGTGCTACAGGTGGTATTGTAGGAAGCAATTATTATCCACTAGCCTACCGTGTTAATACTCCTTCGCAGCGTGTGTCTGCTATTAGTGTGAAGGGATTGAATAACGGAAACTTTTATTTTCTTTTGAATGCCAACGCATCAAGTGCAGACAGCGCAAGTAGTTATTATCAATTTTATCTAAGGGGGGGCGGCATAGAATCTCCTTCAATCCTTCGAGTAGAAAACGGTGTTAGCTCCAATGTATCTAGTATTAGTACAGCAGGCACTTGGTGGACTAACCTGTTAACCTCAGTGGTACTAGATTGTACCATACCCGGTACTGTAACTGCTTCTATTACATATGGAGGTAATACTTATTCTACATCATATACCGATCCGTATCCTCTACCACAGGGAAATTGGGCCAGTTATCAAATATTTGATAATGGGGGCGGCAATTCACAAACCGCTACTTCTTTAGTTATACAAACGTTAAGTGTGGCTACTGTGCCTCTTTCTATAGGCACACGTTCGACCAGTACTGTGACTGTGAGCACACAGGAGTCTGCTACTGTAGATGGACACAGTTATGCTTATAAAGTTACACTAACCGCAACCTCCACTGTGACCAATGTAGGGGACAAGTTGGTCACTGGCGCTAACAGTTATGTGATCACGGCAGTTACAGGCACTACATTAACAGTGGTAGGAGATCCATTTTCTACCACTGCGGCACCTAGTACCGGTTCAGCAACCACGCAACGATCTTATTCTACAGTAAAAAGTTGGGCCGAAGCAGCACCTACGCTGACCACTAAAGATTGGGTTTGGAAGGGAGTACTGTTCAAGGAAGGTTCTAATCCCGGGGGAGAATGGACGTACAATAATGCCGGAGTTGGCACGCCGCCTGCTGGGTCAGATGCTGCTAGATATTTTTGGTTAACTGCTGCCCCGGGACAAAGTTTTAGAGATAATATATCTGGCGGAACTGCTCTAGCTTATAATACCAATACCGGTGTATCAATAGCATTAGCTGATAGCTATACTTCTGTGATGAGTTATACTACTACTCCCCGAACTCTTCTTAGCGGTTTACAGATTAGAAAAACTTCCGGCGCAGGAGGTTTTATTATGTCAAGTGGTGCGGGCGTTATATATGATTCTTGTATCCTACAGGCCACTATTGGCGTTCCGTTTCATAACGCAACGGTGGTTAATAATTGTCTAGTAACTGTTACCTCCCCTGATGTTTCATTGACCAGTGAGTATCTCGGGTACAATTCACTATTTAGAAATTCCACACTTATTGGCGCCGGATCTTGGTATGCATTTAAATTTCACGATGCCTACGCCGGAGGAAATGTAGTAAAGAATTGTGCGGTGTTTAATTGGAATACCTTTACTAATGGCATTAGCAAAATAGATCAAGGTCGTTCTACCAATAACGCCACTAATTTATCTACCATAGGTTGGACCAGTACCGGCACTGTGGTAAGCCTAACCACCAGCAGTCAATTTAATAATATCGCCTCTGGTTCTGAAGATTATAGAATTAGAGAATACAGTTCTTTAATTAATAATGCGGTTCGTGATCAACAGTACACAGGAGATGCGGACATTATAGGTCGACCCCGCAGCACCGCAGCACCCACTATAGGGGCCTGGGAGTATTTGTCTAATAGACTGGTCACTGGTATACAGAGTCGAAACCCACAGACCGGTGCTGTAGTTGATATGGGCAGTTATTATGTTAGCAAGGACTATGGTCTAGATGTATATCCCAATCTGGTGCCAGGTAGAACCAGTCCTGGCCTGTATGCTTGGGGCGGCAACTTCTACGGACAGTTAGGAGTAGGCAACAATAGCATTAACTATAGCAGTCCTTTACAGGTTGGATCATTAACCTCGTGGAAGAGTATTTTTGCAGGAAATGATTGGTCTCTTATGATCAAAAATGACGGAACATTATGGAGCGTTGGGTATAACGGATCTGGCCAATTGGGTGTGAATAATATTGTCAACTATAGTAGTCCTGTGCAGGTAGGGTCCTTAACTACCTGGAAATATATTTCAGCAGGGTATAGAAATTCTTTTGCCATAACAACTGACGGAAAACTTTATGCTTGGGGAGGGAATAATTCATACGGAGGGTTAGGTTTAGGCGATACCTCTGGTCGTAGCAGCCCGGTCCAAGCCGGTACCGATACTGATTGGCGATACGTTGCTCCGCAAGGATATAATACCTTTGGTATAAAGACCAATGGCACATTATGGGGATGTGGTTATTCAATCGGATACCTGAGTGCGTCCGCCGGTACTACCTTTGTACAAGTGGGTGCGGATACTAATTGGGGGCAATTGGCCTGCGGTTATTCACATACTGTTGCAGTAAAAACAGACGGCACACTATGGGCATGGGGATATAATACTTATGGCAGCTTAGGTCTAAATAACACTGTAGTATATGCTAGCCCGGTTCAAATAGGTTCTTTGAATACTTGGAAATATGTTGCTGCTGGCGGTTATACTAGTTATGCTACAAAAACTGACGGCACATTGTGGGCCTGGGGTTATAACAATAATGGGCAAGTAGGTGTAGGTAATACCGTTAACTATAGCAGCCCGATACAGGTTGGATCATTGACTAATTGGAAAACTGTATCAGGAGGCACCAAAGTCTTTTCAGGCAATACAGTATGTGCTATTAAAACTGATGGTACATTGTGGCTATGGGGGAACAATGATTCTGGACAACTAGGACAAGGTAATACCGTTAAATATAGCAGTCCAGTGCAGGTAGGTTCACTAACTACCTGGAAATCAGCCGCCGCTGGAACCTATCATATTGTAGCCATATCCGATGGACAAGTATAAGGACAACTATGCGAGAAGTTGATCAAGGAGATATTTGGATACGCTGCCACGGTCCACTACCGCAGGGATTTGTCTACCGTGGCCATAGACATTGGGTCGATCACGATAGTTATGTTCACCCCGGCACCACAATACGAGTCAAGTATAAGTATAGTTTAGATGGAGAGCCAGTAAAAGAAACTGTGTATGCGGGTCCTTGCAGATTTTTAGTGGCCGCTGGATTGTTTCATGAGATAGAAGTAATCAGTGAAGAAGCCTATTGGGATTGTGAGTTTAAGAAACCTGATCTTGATTCTCCGCTTATAGGATTATATAACCAGGAAATGTTAAGTTAATATGCCTACCGTTGTAACCAAAATTGTTCGATATACTGGAGGTGATTACACATCACTGGCTGCCGCATTGGCCGCTGTACCTTCTAATCTAGTCACTGCTGATCAGCAATGGGATATTTTAATTGCTGAAAGTGCTGCGGGTAACTATGAATGGAATGCAGGAAACTACGGGACCAGTATTAGTGGTAAAACTACTGACGCAACTAGATTCATTCGTATTAAGCCTTATCCGGGATTAGGATTCTCAGACAGATCAGCAACAGGACCTGCAAATTATGATCCAATAAAAGGTATCGCACTTTATGGAGCACACGGAGTTTTAGGTAATCAATGTGCGTATACCGTTATAGAAGGCTTACAACTAAAACAAACGCAGACTACTTTTCTATATAGTGGTTCAGGTGTTATTACTAGTGACTCGTTGGGGCAAAATTCGACACTTAAAAATTGCATCATTACTTCAAACTACGATGGAGTGTCTGCTGCCTATAGTTTAATATCTTGGTTTACAAATGTAGTGATAAATTGTCTTTTTGTATCAAAAGGCTGCTATGGCATTGCTAATGCAAGTGCTATTATCAACTCGACTATTATTAATACAGGTGCTTATTCTGCTCGAACTGCAATTATTAACGAATATTCCAATCCAATTGTAAAAAATTGCGCCATATTTGGTTTCGATACGCTGTTCACCGGCGGCAGTGGAGTAACATTCTCGACTAGCAGCAATAATAATGCCACTAACTTATCCTCAGGCCCTACAAACTGGGGATCAAACTCCTTAACAGGGTTAACTACATCTGCACAATTTGTTGACACCACAACAGGTACAGGGAATTTTAGATTGAGAAAATCCTCGCCCCTGATTCGAGGCGGCACACGAGATGCGACCTATACCAGTGACCTCGATATCGTGGGCCGTGCGAGAAGCCTTACACTACCATCTATTGGATCCTGGGAAGAACCTTCTGCTAGCGGCACAGTATTTCCCGCTAACATAAGATTCCCTATTCGAGATGCCAACGGTGCTGCTACCTCCACTGTAGTGGATATGGGAGATATGTTTCTAAGAAAAGAACAGTATCTCACTGCAGGCCTGTGGACTTGGGGTATTGGTGATTACGGAGCAACTGGGCAAAATAGTATTAGTGATACCTATAGTCCGGTTCAGGTCGGAACACTAACCACTTGGCGACAGGTCAGTTGTGGTTATCGATCGGGAGCCGCTATAAAAACTGACGGCACACTGTGGACTTGGGGTTGGAATGGTTTCGGACAATTAGGTCAGGGAGACACCGCTGATCGTAGCAGTCCGGTGCAGGTGGGAACGTTGACCTCATGGAAGAGTTTAGTTTGTGGATATGGTACTGTAGTTGCTTTAAAGACTGATGGCACGATGTGGGCTTGGGGCCGCGATGGATATGGAGAACTAGGTCAAGGTAACATTGTCGACTACAGTAGTCCTGTACAGGTAGGTACCTTAACTGATTGGAAACAGATTTCTGCAGGTAGTTTTCATGTGCTGGCTACAAAAAATGACGGTACGTTATGGGCTTGGGGAGAAAACGCATACTTTGGTGTAGGGGGATGGCTAGGATTGAATACTTCTGAGGACGCATATAGCAGCCCGGTGCAAGTAGGCTCATTAACTACGTGGAAACAGGTAGCGGCCAGCGCCCGATCTTCTGCCGCTATAAAAACTGACGGCACACTGTGGACTTGGGGAACAAATAGTAGTGGTGAACTTGGGGTTGGCAATACCATTAACTACAGTAGTCCAGTACAGGTGGGCGCATTGACCACATGGAGATCTGTCATCGGAGGTCGCCATCATATGGCCGCAATCACCAATGATGGTAAACTGTGGATGTGGGGGCAAAATAGTGATGGGGCATTGGGTTCGTGGAACACCACTGATCAAAGTAGTCCGGTGCAGGTGGGTTCGTTATCTAATTGGAAGCAGATAAGTTGCGGGTATGGGTGGACTACAGCCATAAAGACTGACGGCACATTGTGGAGTTGGGGAAGAAATAATTACGGACAGTTGGCTAATGGAAATAGCGGTAGCGGTTCAAACACATCTAGCCCTGTACAAGTAGGCACGCTGACCTCTTGGAAAAGCACAGTGTATGGTTCTTGCGGTTATTATCACACTGCTGCCATACAAAGCCCAGATTTGCCATAAAACTCTTTACACGCTATCACTGAACATATATACTAATAGTGTTCAGGAGAATTACAATTGAAAAAATTTGTTCTAACCGCGGGCCTGCCTCGTGCGGGCAGTACCTTACTTGGCACCATACTGAATCAAAACCCCAGATTTGAAGCCAGCATTAGCGGGCCACTGGCTAGATTTGTACGAGCCATAATCACAGAATCTTCTAGCCAAGGAGGATACAAATACGAATGTCCTCCCGAGCGACGCAAACGCCTAATTGCGGGCCTGTTTGATAACTATCACGATACACCAGGTAAACAAGTTTACTTCAATCATAATCGAGGGTGGCCCTTGCTGTTGCCCACAGTGAAAGATCTGTACCCAGATTTAAAAATGATCTTGTGCGTACGAGACATTGGTTGGGTACTGGACAGTTTTGAAACCTTGGTGAGAAAAAATCCCTATAGTTTTACCAGTATGTTTAGCCCAGATGAAAATGTCAATGTGTACAGTCGTTGCGAAACACTGTTAAATCCTTCTCGTACATTGGGATTCGCCTATTCCGCAGTTAAGCAGGCCATTACCAGTGAACACAAGAGCAGTATTATGCTACTAGAATATGAGCAGTTGGCCCGTAATCCAGAGCAGACACTTAGAGCACTGTATAATTTTATCGAAGAACCCCACTACCAACACGACTTTAATGATGTTGAAGCTAGTTATGATGAATTCGATGATGATATACAACTACCCGGTCTACACAAGACACGCAAGCGAGTAGAATACATTGAAAGACAGACTATCCTACCTCCTGATGTGTGGCAGCGTGTTCAGGGCATGGAAGTGTGGCGTTGATTTATAACATCAATCCTCGAACATTTGGTCCACTGGGAGTGCGTAATGGTGACCTAGTGGCCATATGTAACATTGTACACAGCCTAAGAAAAGAGAAAGATGATCCTAGACTACAGTTCTACCTAGAACCAGGTGTTTTAAATCCTCAAGATTATATACAGAAATTTTTTCGAACACTGTGTACCTTGACAGATTGTTTTTCTCTATATCCGGGGCAGCAAAGCCTACCTTGGAAGAATGTAGGGGTATGGGATTACAGAGACATTGTGGGAGACTATGTCACCATTGTGAATACACATACACAAGAAAAGAAGGTTGTGGTCTTTCCAGTCTATGACGCCGAATACAATGTTCAGCGCAACTGGAGTATGGCAGCATTTTACAACATACTCAAAGAATGTAATGAACGATATCCCGACTATGAACGAATTGTCTGTGCTCGAGAGCAGCCCCCTTCAAATTTTGACATGCATGGATTTACAGTAAGCACAGACTTTGATACGAATATCCAGCACATAATGACTGCCTTAGTGTTTGCGGGCGGTGACACGGGTGTCAGCCATTTTGCTTCTGTACTAGAGCCAGGCCCCGAAGAATTAGTCTACATTTATTCTTCTCATTGCCTACTACACACACTGCCATTTTACTATCTTAGCAAACGCAAAGGGCGTTTAGAAACCTATTGGTTAGACTTTACAGGAACAGTATGGGAATAATATGAGACCAGATCAAGCGTATGCCAAAGATGATCCGCTGGCACAAGTGGTAGAATTTTTAGAAAAGGCCAATTACGATCAGTTGGCCAGTGATGTTATTGATGTGTTTGCCAAGTATTCTAATAATATAGAACAGATTAACCTAATTGCCAAACTGTATCTGGATGTTAGAAATGTAGAACGAGCAGAAGAGTACGCATTAAAAGTATTAGACCTAGCACCGAATCCTGAAAGCAAATACAACGCACGAGCCAATCTAGGCAAGATGTATAACAATGTCAATGAACCAGAAAAGTCTCTGTTTTATTCTAGGATCAATGCCGCCGTAACTCCCAATGATCCTGACACCAAACTGGAGATGGTGTTTTCCCTATACCTGTTGGGCCGTAACACTGAAGCAGAAGCCATCTTGCGAGATATGAAAGCAAATGAGCATACATTATCAGAACGACACAGGGACATTGTCAACTTTAATTTAGGCACATATGACATGCAGGCCGGTCATTTTCTCAAAGGTCTGGGTGGATTTTTAATCAATGTTAAAAAATTAGAACTGTGGTTCAGTCCCAAGGAACTGCCCTACACCTATTGGAATGGTGGAGCGTATCCAGGTAAGACCCTGATACTGTTTATGGAAGGTGGCGGAATCGGTGATGAATTTATAACCGTACGCTGGATGCAGGACTTGAAAAATCTAGGATTTAATCCTGTGTACTATACCGCAAGAAAAGATATTTATGATATTTTCTCTCGCTGCGGTTATGACTGCGTAATGAATTTGGACAATGTGCCCAAAGATGCCATGTGGACCTATGCTATGCAGGTGCCTCTATGGTTACAGGTTAAACCCGAGCAGGTGCGTAGAGAGAATTATCTACACCCTTCTCAAGCAGCCAGAGATAAATGGGCCTGGGTTAAAAATAGCGAAAAAATTCGCATTGGTGTACGCTGGCAGGGCAATGCTAAAAACGAGCGGGACCTGCATCGCAGAGTGCCCTTGGACAAAATTATGCCGGCACTGAAATTGGCACTAGAAGGCCACGATGTTGAATACTATTCACTACAGATCGGGGATGGTTCAGAAGAAACGATCAAGTATCCAGAACTGATTGATGTGTCAGATCGTATTGAATCCTACGATGATACCTTTGCATTGTTGGAGAACTTGGACTTTGTGGTCAGTTCTTGTACCTCTGTGCTACACGCTGCGGCTATTATGGGCACACGCACTCTGGGTCTAATACCTATATCTGCATATTTCACCTGGCTCAGTCCTCCGACACAGGGTCGTCCCAGTAATACCAGTATATGGTATGGGGATAATCTGCGTTTCTTTAGGCAAACTGTGCCCAAGGATTGGACTAAGCCCTTGGCAGAACTAACTAACTGTTTAATTGAGCAAATCGATGATAAATGATTTTTATACCTTTGCTATAACTTCTGCAATCAATACCACACAGACCGCGGTTGACTGTACTACGCGATATGAGCAGACACTAAAAACCATAGAATCTATACGAACAAAGGTGCCGGGCTCTCGAATCATAATGACTGATTCCTCTACAGTTCCTCTCAACTCAGAACAGGCGAGCACTCTTGCTCAAGGTGTTGACATATTTTATCCTATAGAACGCAATCTAATCACAGAATTCTTCAACAGCAATATGGCTTTTAAAGGTGCTGCAGAACTATATCAGTGGTATGAAATTGCCCGCTTGCTCAAGCAGCACAATTTAGTGGGCCGTAGAGTGTTCAAGATCTCGGGCAGATACTGGTTAAATGATGACTTTGACATTAGTGTATATAGCGACCCTGGACTGTACAATAAGTATGTGGCCCGAATTAACGAATGGGATGTTAGTTTTGATAATTTTGCTACTAGGGAAAGGGTAGTTTATTTTGAAACTAGATTATGGTCCTTTTGCCATTCGCTGTTTGAAGAATTTGAACAGTTGATTCCTAGACTGTTTTGGCATATGATCTCTGTGGACAATAATCTAGAGAAATCTATGCTTCGACTGGTTGATCCAGATAAAATAGCGGTGTTTAAACCCATTGGTGTACAGGGATACACTGGGGATAACGGTGTGATTAAAATTGAATAGGTTCTCTTGTAACCATTATTAAAAAGAATTTTGCGTCAAAATCTGTTAAATACAAGATGATAAGTACTGTATTATCACAATCAGATTTTAACGAGAGCAAAAATACTGGCCCATAAATAAGGAGGCCGCAAGAGAAACTTATGGCAATATTACCAGGATCAGGATCACAGATAGCATTTGGACAGGTTAACCAGGCTTTTACAAATAATATCCCCGGTGCAGCAGGCAATGCTCCTACAGGAGGACAAAATATCAGTTTAAGTTCGGTACTTGGTTATAATCCTACCTATGGTATTGGTCAAAATACTGGCACACAAATAAGTTTTGCTAGCACATTTGGCGGGAAATCTACTCCTTATAATTACTAAAAAATGAAAATAGAGAAAATTAACGATATTTTAAAAAGCCTCCCTGTTGGCCCAAATAAATGGGAACTGGATACTATTGTATATCACGATAGATATACAAATCCAGATACTCTATCAAAATTCTTATCTAGAATACAACAGTTAACTGATGCTAAAGACTCTTTGTCTGACAGTGAATCTAAGGAACGATCTTATCTTTTAGAACTTCTAGAAGAAATGGATGAAGAAGATATACAAGATTTATCCGATCAATCCGATGATTTGTCTCGAGAAGTTTTTATCGAAAATCTAGCCAAGGTCAGTGCAATTGAAATTTTGACTAACGGTAAATTGGGCTTCGACACTATGACTACTGCTTGCAAACTCAGTCCTAATGACTTTATACTATGTGCTAAACGCACCCAGGATTTAATCAATGCCATACATGGTTTGGTTATCAAGGGAGAAACTTTAAGTAAGGATGTAGCCGGAGCATGAAAAAGAAATCGGTATTTTCCACAACAGGTTGGTCAAACAAAAAAGGCAAACTAGCAATTTGTATTCCTACACGCGATACACTGCATTCTTCTCACGCACTGAGTCTTGCGGAAATGGTAAAGTTTAATACCATGAACGACATAGACACTCATGTATTCATGGATGCTAGTACCATTTTGTTAACTCAAAGAGAGAGACTGGCCGGTGCTGCGCTAGATCTTGGCGCAGAATATATGCTATGGTTAGATAGCGATATGGTATTTCCTTCTACAACGGCAGTTAGATTGCTAGCACATAATGAACCCGTAGTTGCTGCCAACTATGTTAGACGGCAACTTCCGGCAAAAGGTGTTGCTTATCAGCAAATCGGTGATTGGGAAAATCCACTATCCTTTGATATCGAAGATGATCTAGTAGAAATTGAGGGTATTGGAATGGGTTGTATGCTAATGAAAACTGAGATTTTTGCTGAAATACGAAAGCCTTGGTTTGAATTTGGTTGGAGTCCAGAGTCTAATGATTTCTTAGGCGAGGATATGTTGCTCTGTCAAAAGATCGCTGCCGAGGGATACACTATTAAAGTTGACACGGTGCTCAGTCGAGAAATTAAACACCTTGGTACTTTTGCGTTTGGCGCAGATCTTCTAGACTAAATCCAAGAGTATTTCTAATTTAGCACGAATTATTCGATTATTCACGCTGTTTTTTACTCCTTGATGTAAGGGTCTTGGCCAGAAATCATAACTGCACCAAGCATATCCTGAGTGTTCTGAGTTAAGTAACGGAATAAATTCTTTTTCTACTAATAGTACATAGGTATTATAGTAAAATTTTTGATCCATACTGATAAAAAGTTCTAGCGGTACAATTTTTTTAATTGTAGGAGACTTCCCGATCTCTTCTGAAATCTCTCTATTTAGAGTATCAACGGGGGTAGTATCGATTGGTTCTTTTTTCCCTCCGACTAAACCCCATGTGCCTGCGGTTTTACCTTTTGCTCGTAAAAGAAATAAAAATCTTTTAGTATCTTTGGCTAAAAAAAGACCGCCGCTGCAGACTATTTTGTTTAAAGAATCATTCGCCATAACTGCACATCATAAATTCCTTCATAACTCTTACTCCACATACCATCCTCCCATTTATATTGAGTACCAGTGTATGAATTAGTTATATAGATGATGTTACTAGATGATTGCGAATCGAAAATGATTACCCATTGTGTTCCGTTCCATTCGATGATATCATTTGCATGTGCTTGGAAATCAGATAGGTCTGAATTTTTCCAAGCATCTGGACCATCATATCCCGGAGTATCAAACTGATCATTGACATTTATATCCTCTAAGATCAAATATCTAGTACCTGCTGTTTTATTACTAGGATTGTGTGTCTCTGGATTAATGATAGCATCTACTGTGCCTCTGCCGCTAATGATAGTATTAGATGGAATAGTATCGCTATCGATGTTTAGCACCATAGAATGTTCGTCTGAAGGATCTAGGCTAATATAGGCTACAATTTCATTGCCGTCGGGTTTAGAAAATCTCAGTTGGCTTAGCCCTGCAGTGAATTTTCCTGGATAGAGATCTAATAGTTTAAGCCACGAAGAAGAATTAGCATGTGAATCGAGGTCTAAATTCGCTTGGGATACACTGGATTTAATTAATCTAGCAGTATTATTAAAGACTAACAGTTCAAAATTCCCGGGTGTGACCACCACTGAGGTATCTGGAGAACGATCGTTAAATTTTTCCGCGGCACCTTCTATATTATAATTCGGTTGCAGTTCGCCATTAGCCACTGCAAATATGTTAGAAATAATTTTGGTAACGACCCCTAATTTTTTAATTTTTGCAGGAGGTGTTATCCATACAGGAGTGGTAAATGTTAAGGTTTGAATATCTATATCCTCTGAAACACCCTGTGGAATGGCTCTAGAACTCCACACCTGACTGGACAACTCTACGTAACTGAGGCTGGTCCAATCAATATAGTTGTCTGTAGTTTGTATTTCGAAACTGGGATTAAACAGCACAACAATCTGTTCCCATATTTGTAATTTTTGTTCCGTGTTAGTGGTCCATAAATCTGCATTAAAAGTTAACATATACGGAGTAGGCATAATACGTTCTACAGTATAATTGCTACCCTGTGTGTTTAGATATTCTTGATTATTTCCGTCAAATTCCCTTTCTCTAATCTGTAATTTACTTACAAAGGTAGGGTCTTGCATTCTAGCACGGTCGAATTGCAGGTCCTTGATATAACAGGCAATAAACGGTGCACTGGGAATGGTGTTCTCAGAATTCTTTTTCAAGATCTGAGATACTTGCCTAGTCATATCGCCGTATCGAACAGGTACTTGTACCAATTGCCCTTTATTATCTTTATAAGAAAAATTACTGAGCAGTTGTATAAATTGAGTAAGATATCTTCTTACTTGTCCGTCGTAAAAATAGTCTATCTTAATACATCGGTGTTAAACCGAAGCCTCCTTAATTGTCTGCTTTGGGCCTTAGTGCTTTGCTAAGTGCCTGTTTCTCAACCACAACTTCGCCAGCAATAGTTGAAGTATTTGTATTATTAATAAACCCGGACTTTTGAGTCTGTCTGTTTAAATCAGGATCTAGAGTTTGTGTTCCACCTTTGGTACTTGTGGTCATTCTAACATTATCTTCAAACTTGACCCAATGTCGCCCATCGAACCTAAATAAGCGATTGGGCAAATAGTCTGATCTTAGATAAAATTGTCCTTCAACCGGATTACTTGGAAATGTTATACCAAAACCATAGGGAGCCCCATTGGGCGGAATACCGTCTCCAGTTAGATATCCTACATAATAATTTTTTGTAGGACTATTTAATACAATACTGGCGTCTAATGCAGGGTTATCTACACTGGCATCGGCTTCGGTATTACTAGTATCAGCAATGTCAACTAATCCATCTTTTAATCTTGGTACAACATAAAGATGTTCAGTGTCGTATCCACTTTTTCCTGTATCTTCTAATGCCTGTGCTATGATCTGCTCGTTGATTTCTAAACTCTTTTGTTGCATAGACAATAGATCTCGGATGGTAGTACCATCTTCGGCACCTGAATCTTGATCTAAAATTTCTTTAAATTCTTGTGTATCTACTAACGGAGCACATTTGCATCTTATCAAATGCGGGTACCAAGTTTGACTGTAACCGCTTGCTGGTCTTGTTACTTCGGATACTACATAAAATCTTTTAAGAGATACTAGAGATTCATCTAGTGCATATTCGTCTTTCTGATGTGGTAGTTCGATAACATCACCGGCCATGATTTTTCTACCAATTGAATCTACGGTTCCCCTCAAATGGAACACAATCATTATATTGTCATTTTGTAGGAACAGGCCGAATTGGCTCAAATTAAAATCTATATCCTGTAATGTATAAATTCCTCTAATGACATATATATCGGGTTCATAATGCCGGTCTCTATTCTCCATGAATAGCACATCTTGTATACCTAATTCTGGTATAGAATTTGCATTATTTGGAGTAGTCGGGGTGCTAGTGCCCTCTTCAGGGTTCACTGGCCCAAGGTATTTGTGCAAAAACACATCAGTGCCGCCCACTTGAAATTGTTCATTGATAGTGCGGTCTAAAAACTTAAAATCATTGCCCTTTTCGGGACGGTAAAGACTGAGTTTTGGCATGGTAGTATATTTAGCCCACCATAAAAAGATAAATATTAGTATGACTGAAAATGAAAACGAACGTCAGCAAATTATCGACTATGTTCACACTATGTTAGGTGGGAATATGATAGATGTCGAACTCAATCCTCAAGATTATAATGTAGCCATTGACCGCGCATTGGCCAAGTTTAGGCAACGCAGTAGTAATGCAGAGGAAGAAAGTTTTGGATTTTTAATGTTAGAGTTAGATCAGAACGAATATATTTTGCCTAAAGAAGTTTCTGCTGTAAGACAAATTTTCAGACGTAGTATCGGCAGCAGATCAGGTGGGGGTCAAGGTGGTACACTGTTTGAACCATTTAATCTTGCGTATTCTAACACTTACTTGTTAACCTCCACAAACATGGGCGGCTTGGCCACTTATTATGCCTTTGCAAGTTATCAAAAACTGGTTGGTAAAATGTTCGGGGGCGAGATTAATTTTGTGTTTAACAAGACCACAAAAAAATTAACCATAATGCAGCGTCCTAGGTCAGAGGAAGAGGTTATGTTATGGTTATACAACTATCGACCAGATTTTAACCTAATGCAAGATCAATATGCAGGTCAGTGGCTAAAAGATTATACACTAGCAACTTGTAAGATGATGATCGGTGAAGCCCGTGAAAAATTTGCTCAAATTGCCAGTCCCCAGGGCGGAACCACTCTAAATGGTACCGCACTTAAATCAGAAGGCAAGGCTGATTTGGAAATGTTAGAGCAGGATCTAATCAATTACAAGGATGGCGGGACCCCATTAACTTTTGTGATTGGATAATTATTTGTTGATTTCGCAATATAATTGTAATATACTGTTAGTATATTTTTGAGGAATATACAAAGTGACTGACAAAAAACCCCTAGTTGTAGGCTTTGTAGGTTTTATATCTAGTGGCAAGGATACTGCTGCAGATTATCTAGTCAATTATCACCAATTTCGTAGAGACAGTTTTGCTAATGCACTTAAAGATGCAGTTTCTGCTGTATTTGGTTGGGATCGAGTGCTATTAGAAGGTCGAACTGCAGAATCTCGAGAATGGCGAGAGAAAGTAGACACTTGGTGGGCTGATCGATTGAATATGCCCGATCTAACTCCTCGATGGGTGCTACAGCACTGGGGGACTGAAGTTTGTCGTCAAGGCTTTCATGACGATATCTGGATTGCCAGCCTCGAGCACAGGATTCTCAAAACACGAGATAACATTGTAATCACAGATGTTCGATTTCCTAACGAAATTACAGCAATTAGAAATGCTGGGGGAATAGTGGTACGCATTAAGCGTGGTCTCGATCCTGAATGGTATCAAGATGCAGTAAACGTCAACGCAGGGCCGACTAATATGAGTTGGGCTACTTCTAAGTGGAAAATGGAACGACTTAAAATTCACGCTAGCGAAACTGCTTGGGTAGGCCTATCCACTGATGCAACCATCAACAATGATGGAACTATTGATCAACTGTTTAGTCAATTAGAACAACTGATTAAAAATCAGGAGTTAAATCTCCCTGCTTCCACGGTAGTTTAAGTTTGTGTAAAATTCTTTGACAGTTTGAACAAACTGTTTTTAAATTAGAGAATTTTGTATTGCTGGGATTACCGTCAACGTAAAAAACATCGAACTGTTCGAGATATTTTGAATTAAACCCGCATCGATCACATGCAGGTTTTTTCTTGTATCCGGATCGTTGCCATCTAGGCGTGCCGTCTGTTCTTTTTCTAGAGCAATGATCGCACTTGGACCTATAAAAAGGTTTTCCTTCTTTATAGTAGTTGATGGCTACTGGTCTTTTCTTACACAGACCGCATAAATTTCTCATAACTCCCGCCCTTTTATTGCCCTTTATGACTGTATTTAATCCACTTTTTTTGTCTGTTAATGGTAAATAACTCAAAGTAATCCATTTAGGAGATTAAATAATGGCAACACTGAAATCACCTGGTACACAAGTACAAGTCGTAGACGAGAGTTTTTATACTCCTGCCGGCCCTGGCACAATTCCTGTAGTATTTGTGTCCTCTGCTCAAGACAAAATTAATCCTAGCGGTACTGTTGCTCAAGGAACAACAGCAGCCAACGCTGGAAAAGTTTGGTTAATTACCAGCCAGAGAGATCTAACAGACACCTTTGGTACACCTTTATTTTATACTGATGTAAATGGCAATTCTAAACACGGCGACGAACAAAATGAATACGGTCTACAGGCTGCATACAGCCTGCTCGGTGCTGCTAGTCAGTGTTATGTTGTTAGATCCGATCTAGATTTAGGTCAATTGGCTCCGACAAGTAGTGCCCCAAAAGGTATGCCAGTTAGTGGAACTTTCTGGGTAGACACCGATGCTAGTAAATTTGGCATTAAAGAATGGAATACTGCTACATCTAAGTTTACAGTTAAAACTCCTATCGTTCTTAATGATGAATCGGCTGCTGAAAATTTCAACAGTATGGCTCCTTCAGATTCAATCGGCGTCAAGGGCGAATACTGCATGGTTGTAACTAAAGATAATGAGAACACACTTTATTACAAAAACTCTAGTAATGCTTGGGTAGCAGTAGCAGACGGGTTCGACGGCGGCAAGGATGTTGCAATCAGTGCACATTATAACTATCCAGATTTTTCATCCTCACCGACCGGTAGTGTATGGGTTACTACAACCACCCCATCTAACGGTGCTAATTGGAGTGTAAAATATTATAATTCAAGTTCAGATAGTTGGATTTCTGTAGCTGCTCCTCTATATAGTAGTCTTCGTGCTGCTACCTATGCACTAGATCCAAACAACGGCGGCAAGAATATTTCTGTTGGCTCTGTTATAGTTGAAACTAATTACGATCAATCTGCGAATATTGCTGCAGATTTTAAACTTTGGAGAAGAAGTGCAGTAGGTACAACAGTTGTAACCAGTGCTGCTAGTACAATTAAATCAACCACAGGTACTTATGTATTTTCAATTAGAGAAAGCCTAGGTTCTTCGTGGAGCTCAACAGCAACAATTACTATTACTCCTGCAAGCACCGTAACTACTATTGGCTCATTAATTCCTGCTGCCCTAAGCAGTGCTGGGTTGACCTACATAACATCTACTTACAATGCATCTACAAATAAACTAACCATTAATCATACAAGAGGCGGCGAATTTGAACTTACAGATAGTACTAATGCTCCGTTAGATAAAGTTGGTTTTGTAGAGTATGATATCACCAATAAGACCGGTACTGCAAATCTATATCTAGCTCCCGGTAGTACCAGTAGTCATTTTATTGCTACTAACTGGAAACCGTTAGTTTATGAAGCAAGAAATACTGCACCGGTTACTGATCCGTCAGACGGAACACTTTGGTACGATTCGATGGTCGACGAAGTTGATATACTTTATCATAACGGAACAACATGGGTAGCTTATCAAGACGGTACTGCATTCCCAAGCACCAGTCCAACTGGCCCAATCGTTAGTGCTTCTATGCCAGATAAAGACACTGGGCAAAGTGATGGCTCACCATTAGTTAACGGTGATATCTGGATCGATACTAGCGATTTAGAAATGTACGGAAGAAATATCTATGTATGGAGCGGTATTGATGATCAATGGGTACTACAAGATGTAACCGATCAGTCAAGCCCGGAGGGATGGCTATTTGCCGATGCACGTTGGGGTTGCGAAGGCTTCGAAACTGATCCAGCAACTATTGCTGATCTATTAACTTGCAACTATCTAGATCCAGATGCACCTGATCCTGCACTTTATCCAAAAGGAATGAGACTGTGGAACACTAGAAGGTCTGGATTCAATGTTAAGAAATATATCGAAGGGCACATTAATCTTGATGCCAATAACGGGGAAAATATTCGTTATGGTAATGAATCTATGATGAATTACGTTAGCAGCCGTTGGGTATCACAAAACCCTGTGGCCGAAGACGGTGGACCACAATTTGGTCGTAAAGCACAAAGAGCACAGACTGTTGCTGCTCTAAAAGGTCTAATTGATAGCAATATCGCTGTTAGAGATGCAGAAACATTGGTCTTCAATCTAATTGCTACACCTGGTTATCCCGAGGCAATTCAAAATATGGTTGCACTTAATACAGATCGCGGACTTTCTGCATTCGTAGTCGGTGATACACCATTTAGATTGAAGCCAACTGGCACTGACGTAACAGCATGGGGTGCAAATTCTAATGCTGCAGCAGATAACGGCGACAACGGTGGCGTAACTTATGATGATTATATGGCCATGTGGTATCCAAGTGGGTATACCAATGACAATTCCGGTAACAGAATTGTTGTTCCGCCTAGCCATATGATGTTGAGAACTATTATTAACAGTGATGCCAAGAGTTTTCAGTGGTTTGCTCCTGCTGGAACACGTAGGGGTGTTATCGACAATGCATCCTCCGCTGGTTATATCAATGCAGAAGGAGAGTTTGTGGTTGCAACTGTACCACAAGGACTTCGTGATGCACTAGATGACGTTAAGATTAATCCTATTACTACACTAAATGGGGTTGGGTTAATTGCCTATGGTCAACGAACTCGTTCTAGCACTAACACTGCTCTAGATAGAATCAATGTTGCAAGACTAGTATGCTATCTACGTAGACAACTGGATATTCTAGCAAGACCTTTCTTATTTGAGCCAAACGATGTACAAACACGTCGTGAAATCAAATCGGCTGCTGAAAGCCTAATGCTTGAGTTGATAGGTCAACGTGCACTTAACGACTTTATTGTTGTTTGTGATGAGACCAATAACACTCCTGCTAGAATTGATCGGTCGGAACTATATATGGACATCGCAGTTGAACCAATTAAGGCTGTTGAGTTCATTTACATTCCATTAAGAATTAAAAATACCGGTGATATAAAAGCGGGTCTATAAAGATAAATATTAAAGATTAAGGAGCATTAAATGCCAATTGCAAGTTTACAAAGATTTTCAGTACCTATACCTGGCACAGCCTCGCAAGGCTTATTAATGCCAAAACTGAAGTATCGTTTTCGAGTTAATTTAATCGGATTCGGTGCAGGACTCGAAAACGCCGAATTAACCAAGCAGGTTATGAATGTGTCAAGACCTGAGATTACTTTTGAAGAAATCAAGTTGCCGGTTTATAACAGTACTGTTAAAATAGCAGGAAAGCATTCAATTGGCGAGCCAAAACTTACACTTCGTGATGATGCATCAGGCAGCGTAAGTAGAATTGTCGGCCTGCAGATGCAAAAACAATTTGATTTCTTTGAACAGGCCAGTGCTGCTGCAGCTATAGATTACAAATTTAGAATGCAAGTTGAAATCCTAGACGGCGGCAATGGAGCATATGAACCTGTAGTTTTAGAATCTTTTGAATTTTTAGGTTGCTATATTAAACAAGTTACTTACCAAGGCGGTGATTATAGCAGTAATGATCCGATGGATATTTCATTGACTCTTAGTGCTGATAATGTTATACAACAGTTAACATCTCAAGGTCCAGTATCCGGAGTCGGTGAACCTATAGGCCGTGCTATACGAGGCCCGGCAGATCAAGGACTTGCTACTGGAGTTGCAGGCGGAATCTTCCAAGGTTAATTTATAACTTAACAGTACTATTTTTAATCAAGCAAAAGCCTGGCTTAAAACCCAGGCTTTTCTTTCGGCTAAATATTATTATGAGTAATAATGCCTATCAAAATTTTTTAAATGGTAACGCTGATCTAGGGTTAAAAGATTATCAACACGCATCTCGACTATATGTTGATAGCAATTATGCAAGGGCACCTAAGGCTGGGTTCATTTACTTCCTTCAAATGAATATTAATCCATCATCAGTGCTTGACAGCACCTGGAAGCAGACAGGCGGCAAAGATCAAGTTGGGTTACTGGCCAAACGAGCCGATCTTCCTAAATTTGCAATTACCAATGAAACTGTAAATCAGTATAATAGAAAAACATTGGTACAGACTAAGTTAACTTATAATCCAGTTACTATAGAACTACACGATGATAATAGCGAAATTACAAATTCTCTATGGACTCATTATTTTAAACATTACTACATAGATAGTGAATATACTGATGCAGAGTTCTCCGATACCAAATATAGTACCAATTCGTATATCTACGGTAGATATAGTAGAGGTGCTAATCAACCATTTTTTAAATCAATCGACATCTTTGTTTTATATGGCGGAAAATTTACACAATATACGTTAGTTAATCCTAAAATCTCTGAATGGCAGCATGATTCAGTTGATCAAGGAGAGAACACCAAGATACTGAGAAATCGAATGACTATAGGATATGAGACTGTTCTTTATAATCAAGGTATTATCAAGAATGATCCTAATGTTAATTCAAAATTAACAGTCTATTACGATTCTAAACCCGGATCATTATCAGTAGGCAACAGTAAACAATCTTTATCATTATCGGATGTAGCAGGAGACACTCGGGGGACTTATACTGCAGAAAATCCATTAAGAAGTAACGTAAGTTTAAATAATTTTTCTTTTGACTCAACAAATGCTAGTAAATCTCAACCTGCTGGATATTCTATTTTAGGGGGAACCTTGGGTAATCTATCTAACATAGACGCAGGGATTGATTATTCATCTCAGTTTGGTACATTTAATTCACCGGGCGATGCAGGAATTAATATTTTTAAAGGTTATAACTCCAGCGTTGACGATACAATAGTGGCTGAATTAAGCAGTTTAATTTATAGAACATAACATGAACCAGAATTATTCAAATCTTCCTACCGATAGCGGCAGTGTAGATGCCACGGTGCAAACATTCAATAGTTACTACTCGGCACCTATCGAATTGAACTCTACCTCCTTGGCTGCAATGACTGCATATTTTACCAGCAGAAACTTTGGTGAGGTTGCTGCTGAATCTATTGCAACTACAATAATGATACAGGCCAAGCAAGACGGGTATAATCCTATGCAAATTTTAGATACCATGCGAGGGTTAACTGATGTAGAACTGTCAGGGTTAGTTTCTGAAATACTAAATTACAATAGATTCAAAACAAGTAGTTTAGGCTATGCACAACCCTTTAAGCCCAATCAAGAAATATTTCGTAATATCATTGCATGAGCCTACGATTTAGCCAAGGTGTTTATAAGGTAAAAAACCCAGAAAAATATGTAGGCGGTAAAATGCCTACATATCGAAGCAGCTGGGAGTTCACCTTTATGACATTCTGCGATAATAACCCCAGTATTCAACAATGGAGCAGCGAGCCTTTAAAAATTCCCTATAGAGATCCGCTGACAGGTAAACAAACTGTGTATGTTCCAGATTTTTTAATAATATATCTGGACAAGAATATGAAGAAACATGCAGAACTTGTAGAAATCAAACCTGCTAATCAAACTCTAAAAGAGCGTGTGGGTAAGAATCCTTATAATCAAGCACAATTTGTTAAGAATCAGGCCAAGTGGGCTGCCGCATCAAATTGGTGTCGGCAAAATGGAGTAGGATTTAGAGTACTTAATGAAACTGATATTTTCTCTAATACGGGCAAAAAATAATAAGTACAATTATTATGACAAAACGATTAGAAGAAATCTTAAATTTACCTGATGCCGAGCCAGTAATAGCCCCGGAGCCTGCTGATAATGTTCCTGTGCCCACTATTGATCTTCAAGAAAAACTAGAAGAGTTTGATAAAATCGCTGCTGCATTGCCTAGAGTCAAGGGACTAGGTGATGTCAGTGACGCAGAACTTGATGCACTAGCGGCCAAGGCAGAACAGGCCTACGATGATCTTATGAATCTCGGTATGAACGTAGAAGCCCGATATGGTGCCCGTATGTTCGAAGTTGCTGCACAGATGATGAGTGCTGCCATTACTGCTAAAACAAACAAGATTGACAAAAAGTTAAAAATGGTTGATCTACAATTGAAAAAATTGGCCATAGATAAAAAACACGGCGAGGGTAGTGGTAACACCATGGAAGGTGAAGGGTATATTGTTACTGATCGAAACAGCATACTGGAAAAACTCAAGAACTTGAATAAATAAGATATCATGAAATCATTTAAAGAACACCTAACAGAATCTAAAAAACAATATGACTTCCGCATTAAAATTGCTGGAGATTTTACTGCCGAGCAAGAATCTAATTTAAAAACTGCTCTAAGTAAGTATTCAGTTGCGGGATTTAAGAAGTCGGGTAAAACTCCGATTCAAGATCTTCCTTTAGATTTCCCTCAAGTTAAGAACTGCGAAGTTAATATATATGAAGTCACACTTGATTATCCTACTACACAGTTTGAACTTACTGAGTATATTGCTAATCATTGCGGTATTAACAAGAGTCATTTAGCAGTTCGTCGTCCCGGTGAGCCTACTGAAGAATATCAGCATATTGAAGAACCTAGAAGCGGTGCACTACTAGACGACCCAGATTATAAAGAAGCAGGTAATGCTAAGTTTGAAGATTTTTATGGTGACAAATATAACAGCGGTTTTGTAAAAGAATTAAATGATATTCTTAAATTGCAACGCAAAGAACGCGGTGAAGAAATACCCACGGAAGGTGCTGCCAAATATAATACAGACAGTGCTATAAACGAAAAAAGTCCTGTTCAGCAGGCACCAGACCCAAGGAAATAATTATGCAAATGATCGATGTACTCAAGCGTCTTGCTGAACTAGATGCACAAAATCCTAATATTGTTCAACATCAGGGCATAGAAGAAGGCATTGACCAAATGGTATCTAGCGGTCATAAGATTATCGCTAACCGTAAAACTCCCAAGGGGGAATTTGTTTTACTTCAAAACAAAAACGACGGTAAGTACGAAATTCATAAATTTGTCGGTCCTGCGTCAACTACTGGTTATGAGTTTGTGTCTGTTCACAATACTCCCGAAGAGATGCAGCACGCTTTTAAGAGCCTAACCGGTGTTAATGAAAGTTTAGAAGAATGCGGCATGATGGACTCGATGGGCTCTATGAGCCAACCTCATATGCCTGCTAGTATTAATATGACCGCAGCCTCGGGTGAAGAACTAAGCGGCATGCTCAAAGATATCATGAGTCTCGCTGGTTTAAACAAAGATTCAGAAATGCCTGTAAGTTCAGAACCTGCAGCACAAACATTGGAACCTGCTGGTCCACCAGAAATGGATGCTACTACTACTATGCGTTCAGTTATTGATAAAATGAATCCTGCAGATGGTGAAGGAGATAGTGAAGAAGAGAAAGTTGACGAGTGGGATAACGAGTCGATTCCTGAGTTGCACGGTGAAGTTCCTGCAAACCAAGATCCGGCAGGTAGTCCGGGTGCAGCCCAGGGCAGAAACATGATGGGTCATCCTGTTGCACATGTTTCAGCAATGGAACAACAGTTAATGGCAGAATATAAGAAGTTTATCAGTGAAGAGCAAGAGTAATTTTATTTCATTCCCACCAAATAGCCTCTTCGGAGGCTATTTTTTTCAGTAAATAATATTATGGCTAGTAAAAACGTTGACAATAAACTGGTAAAGACTGCTCATAGTACGCAGAAATACACTGAAAAAGACATTGAAGATCTTTCTAAATGTATGGATCCTGATACTGGGGCTGACTATTTTTTAAACAATTTCTTTTTCATCCAGCATCCGGTAAAAGGCAAAATACAATATCAAGCCTATGCATATCAAACTAAACTGCTGCACAGTTATCACACACATAGATTTAGCGTGAATATGTTAGGGAGGCAGATGGGAAAAACCACCACAGCCGTAGGTTACTTACTTTGGTATGCTATGTTTGTACCGGATAGTACAATTCTTATTGCTGCCCACAAGTACACAGGTGCACAAGAAATTATGCAACGATTACGATATGCATATGAAACTTGCCCTGACAATGTACGAGCAGGTGTAACCAGTTATAACAAGCAGAGTATAGAGTTTGAAAATGGCAGTAGAATAGTAGCACAAACAACAACAGAAACAACCGGCCGGGGTATGAGTATTTCGCTATTATACCTAGACGAGTTTGCCTATGTTGAGCCCAATATCGCCGTTGAATTTTGGACCAGTATTTCGCCCACGCTGGCCACTGGTGGTAAGGCCATTATAACCAGCACACCAAACAGTGATGAGGATCAATTCTCTCTAATCTGGAAAGAGGCAAACAAACGATTTGATGAATTTGGCAATCAAACAGAATTGGGTAGAAACGGATTTTTTCCCTACTTGGCTATATGGAATGAACATCCAGATCGTGATGAAAAATGGGCAGATACTGAGCGTAGCAGGGTAGGGGAGGAGAGGTTCCGGAGAGAACACGCCTGCGAATTTTTGATTTTTGATGAAACATTAATCAACAGTCTTAAACTTGCAGAACTTGAAGGCACAGATCCTATAATGAAAATGGGGCAAGCACGCTGGTACAAAAAAATTAATCCCTCAAGTACCTATATTGTTGCACTGGATCCTAGTTTGGGTACAGGTGGCGACCCTGCTGCTATACAAATATTAGAAATACCTAGTTTTACTCAAGTGGCAGAGTGGCAGCATAATCTAACTACTATACAGGCACAGGTCCGTATCCTGAGAGATCTTTGCAATTATATCAATGATGAATGTGCGGCCAAAGGACAGCAGGCCAGCATATATTATTCAGTAGAAAACAATGCTGTCGGTGAAGCAGCACTAGTGGCTATTAGCGAGATAGGCGAAGAAAGTATACCGGGACTTTTTCTTAGCGAACCTATTAAAAAAGGACATGTGCGTAGATTCCGCAAAGGATTTAATACCACACACAGCAGCAAAATTTCTATTTGTGCCAAACTTAAACATCTAATAGAAAGCAACAGAATCATAATCAATTCTAAACCTCTTATATCAGAACTTAAGACCTATGTGGCCAAGGGCATAAGTTTTGAAGGTAAAACAGGCAGTAATGATGACCTAGTTAGCAGTATGTTGTTAGCAGTTCGTATGACCGTGATGCTGCAAGAATGGGATCCTGCGATTTATGACAAATTGCGGGAAGAACGAGAGGACGAGTTTGTTATGCCTATGCCCATTTACATTTCGAATTTTTAATAAATAATTCTATGAAACCTATACAAATAATATCCCAGGATCTTTTTGACAAAGTCCGTAGCCGTTTTACCAATTTGGAAATGGGTGACGAAACAGGTGCAGTTACTATTGACCCCGCAGAAGCAAGATTTTTTGATTTCGATTTTGTTAATGAGGGCAACGATCTAGGTCGAGTTAGTATCAGTCTTAACGACCTAGGCAGTTTAAAAATTTATTATAGTCAGGGTATAACAGAAAATCAAGATGATCCTGCCAAGCAGATATGGTATGATTTTCTTAAAGAAATGAGATTATTTGCTATGCGTAGATTGCTAAGATTTGATACTAGGGATATATCAAAAAGTAATCTTGATAAAAATGATTTTCAACATCTGGCCACAACCCAGGGCCCTAAGGAAGATGAAACCATGAACATGAACGAATCTAGATGGAACCATAGAAGTACCAAAAAAACCAGCCGAGCAGTTCGAGGCAAGACAGAAGTTATTGTAAGACATAGTAGCCCGGTAGATGATATGTTTCCCGGCTCTAGAAGTCAGCGTAAAAACATTAAGGCTATTTTTATCCAGAATAAAGACGGCGAGCGTTTTAAATATCCATTTATTCATCCTGCCGGAGCATTTGCTATGGCACAGCACGTTGACCATGGTGGAATACCCCATGATCCTGCAGGTAAAGCAATTATTGGTATGAGTGAAGCAATTGCTCAATTGAGTGAATTCCAGAAAAAAATTCAACACCAAACCCTGCACGATGATGCTACTGGAATTAGAGATCGTGCCTTAAGTCGATTAACTGAACTTAAGGCTCAAATCGAAGCACTGGGCAAGAGACATCATTACGAGAATTGGATTGCAGAATTTAACGAGCAAGAAGTGAACGATGACGGTCTAGAAATAGATGATGTCACTATGGAAGAGTACAAACAAAAATTTACACAAACTAATTTTCAGGAAGAATTAGCAGGGTTCTTTCCATTACTACACAAGATCATGCGAGAAACAAATACTGTAGATCTAGAAGAATTTGTCAATGAAACTGAAGAAGAAAAGTGCGACGAATGCGGAATGTGGGAAAGCAAATGTGAGTGCGATGAGGAAGTAAAAGAAGACGCATTCTCACAATTCGAATCCTGGGCCGAAGCAGTCGAGCAAGGGCAACTAACCGATGATCAAATTAGATCATTAATATCCGCTATCAAGGAAAACTCTTCCCTAGAATTTGGAGTAGATGGTCAAACCGCATTTGAATTTTTCCAAGGTCTAGGAATTAGTCCTGAATTTTTACCACAGGAAAAAATAGACGACCTCGAAGGAAGATTACAGGACGACTCAAAAGATGCAGAACATGATTCTAGTAAAACACCGATCACTAGTTTTATTGAATGGGCTAATGCTAATGGATTTGAAAACGTAGCAAACGAAATTTCTAATGAGTTAGGGTTGAGCCAGCCCGAAGCCGAACCTGCTCCTCAACCTGAACCACAAGTACAACAACCGGCAGCACCTACTCCGGCCCCAGCAGCACCTGCTCCGGCCCCAGCAGCAGCGACAGCAGCACCTCCTGTACAGCAACCGGTTGCAGAAGGTCAAGGCAATACTATGATTAAGCAAATTGCCGAAATTGTTAAAAGTAGATATAACAGAGATAATCCAACTGTGGGGCCGTTTAATGGTCAAGAAGGAATCTTATTGGATGTAGAAAAAGAAATCAGTGAAAAATTTGGTGAAAAGGCAGGCGTTCAGGCTCGCCAACTTGCAGAACAATTCATGGAAAAACTTACTCAGCAATGGCACCAAAAGCATGGTAATGTAGCCGATGGTCATGGGGATGACGGACTGGCACGCTTAAAAGAGTTGCTGGGTAATGTTAAAGCAAAAGTCGAAAGTCTCGACGTCTCTGACAATATGACTGATGAAGGCATGATTCGTAATCTGGCAGCAGGAGCAGCGAGCCTTTGGGGAGTAAATAATCATCTAGCCAATCAGGCCTACCAAGCAAGCCCTCAATTACAACAATTGACCCAGTTTTATGATCAAGCAAAAGCACAAGGCGATGTAAAGAAGATGGAAGACTTCAAAACCAGAATCGAAAATCACAAGGCCAGATTGGACCTAGGCAAGGGCGATGTTTTGGATAAAAGTGGACAACCTAAAGAAATTGTTCCAAAAGAAATCAGCCTAATTAGAACACTTGCTGGTTTGGAATAATAAATTAATCAATACTCTTGCAGAGATAAATAAAACTGTGTATAGTTAACGCTATGCACAGTTTTTCTTTTTAGTCAGTGGGCTAGAAAGGAATGGCATATCATCAAGGCAACTACATTAAGGAGAAAACATTATGGCAACCTTGGCTGAAATTCGAGCAAAACTTCAACAATCTGCACAACAAGGTGCAGGCAATCAAAGCGGTGACAATGCGATTTTCGCACATTGGAACATCGCAGAAGGACAAACAGCAACAATTCGATTCCTTCCGGATGCAGATCCAAATAACACTTTTTTCTGGATTGAGCGTGCAATGATCAATCTACCTTTTGCTGGTGTAAAAGGAGATACTGGTTCTAAGCCTGTGACATTGCAAGTTCCATGTATGGAGATGTGGGGAGAATCTTGTCCAATTCTTACTGAAGTTCGACCTTGGTTTAAGGATAAGAGTCTTGAAGAAATGGGTCGTAAGTATTGGAAAAAGAAAAGTTATCTTTTCCAAGGGTTTGTAGTTGATTCAAAATATCAAGAAGATCGTACTCCGGATAATCCAATTCGTCGATTTATTATGAGCAGTCAAATTTTTAACATTGTTAAAAATGCTCTAATGGATAGTGAAATCGAAGAACTGCCAACTGATTATGTTCGTGGCCTGGACTTTAAGATTGCTAAAACATCCAAAGGTGGTTATGCTGACTATACGACCAGCAATTGGTCACGTCGTGAACGTGCTCTTAGTGACGCTGAAAAGGCTGCAATTGAACAATATGGTCTCTTTAATCTTAAAGATTTTCTTCCTAAGAAACCTACAGATGTGGAACTTAAAGTAATGAAAGAAATGTTCGAAGCCAGTGTCGACGGTGATGCGTTTGATATGAATCGCTGGGGACAATATTTCAAACCTAGGGGATTCGGTGGAGATCGAGCCGAGTCTGCTCCTACAGCAAAATCTGCTGCTCCCTCTGCTCCGGCGATTGAGGAAGATGACGTCCCTTTTGAAAGTGCTGCACCTGTTAAAGTTTTATCCAAGGACGATGCAGAAACATCTGCAGGTTCTGGAGCCGGCAGTCGTGCAGCCGATATCATTGCAATGATTCGTAACCGAAACAAAGAATAAGGAGATAAAAGATGGGGAAGGCATTTGATATCTCCAAGTTCCGCAAATCTTTAACTAAAAGCATTGATGGACTTGGAGTAGGATTTAATGATCCTACTGACTGGATCAGTACTGGCAATTATGCATTGAATTATCTTATTTCGGGGGATTTCTTTAAAGGAGTGCCTCTTGGCAAGGTAACTGTGTTTGCTGGAGAAAGTGGTGCTGGAAAAAGTTATATTTGTTCCGGTAATATTATTCGACATGCACAGGAACAGGGAATTTATGTTATCCTTGTTGACTCAGAAAATGCGCTAGATGAATCATGGCTACATGCTCTAGGAGTAGACACATCGGAAGATAAACTCCTGAAATTGAATATGGCCATGATTGATGATGTGGCTAAAACTATTTCAGAATTTATGAAAGAATACAAATCAATGCCACATGAGGAACGTCCTAAGGTATTGTTTGTGATTGATAGTCTTGGTATGCTACTAACGCCAACTGATCTTAATCAATTTGAAGCAGGCGATCTCAAAGGTGACATGGGTCGTAAGCCTAAGGCACTAACTGCGTTAGTTCGTAACTGTGTAAATATGTTCGGATCTTATAATGTCGGTTTGGTATGTACCAATCACACATACGCAAGTCAAGACATGTTTGATCCAGATGACAAGATTAGTGGCGGGCAAGGATTTGTGTATGCATCCAGTATTGTAGTTGCTATGAAGAAACTCAAACTCAAAGAGGATGAGGACGGTAACAAGGTCAGTGATGTATTGGGTATTCGAAGTGCCTGTAAGATCATGAAAACTCGTTATGCAAAACCTTTCGAATCAGTGCAGGTCAAAATTCCTTACTCCACTGGCATGGCTCCGACCTCTGGATTGGTTGACATGTTTGAGAAGATGAATGTACTATCTAAAGTAGGCAATAAATTAGCATATACCAGTAAACAAACTGGAGAGATAGTTGCCGAGTTTCGCAAAAATTGGACTGAAGAAAAACTCATGCAGATCATGCAAGAGTGGGACGAGTCTGTTTTTAATCAACCTATCACAGAAGTCATTGAATCAGGGGATGCATAATGGATGAACAATTAATCATTGAAATTTGGGAAGTTTTTAAAGAATATATTTTGGAAAAAAATCGAGATGTTGCCGCAAGTCAATTTATTGATTTCCTAGAAAACCAAGATGTTGATCTAGACACTTTTGAAGGCCTGCTAGGCTATGATCCTCATTTAGATTCTGCTATCGAACTCGTGTTGTCGGCGTATAAAGAAATTATTGATGACGAAGATGACGAGGACGACCTCGATTTTGAGGAAGACGAGGACTACTAATGTCTTGGTATTCTAAGGTTAGCAAGGATTTGAATAACTTGCCCGACTGCATAGAATACTTTTATAAAGAACTAGATACTGCAAGAGCTGAGGCCCGTATACATGGAAATGTTGAAAAGGCCTCAGCACTTTTGCCCGGTATTGTAGAGCATCGATTTAATCAACTTCAAGAGATCGAGGCAATACTAGAATGCTTAAACATTGATCTACGAAAAATTCGTAGTAAAACTTTTAAAAAGTATCTAGAAAATTATCAAAGGGCATTGAGCAGTCGCGATGTTGAAAAATATGTCGACGGCGAAGCAGATGTTGTTGACATGGAAAAAATTATCAATGAATTTGCTATGCTGCGTAATCAATGGCTAGGGATTATTAAGGCATTGGACATTAAACAATGGCAGTTGAGTAATATTATCAAACTTAGGGCTGCTGGTCTAGAAGATATTACACTGTAATTCAGATTTTTTAATTTTTTTCAAATTTATAGTAAACTTAACTATGTTTATTGAAGATATTGTAATATTGTTAGTTCAAACAATCAAAATGAATGCCTGGGATTCTAAACTGATGAACAGTTTTCGTGATCAAATTGTTAAAGGAAATGCACTTACTGAAAAACAGGCCAAAATAATTGGAACTATTTTAAAAAAGCAAGTAACTAAATTAAATATAGCCACAGGTAAGGATTTTAGTAGTTATATTAATAATCCCAAGTATAAAATTCCTCTTCGAACGCCCGCTGTCTCTAAAAAAATCTCAATTTCTTCAGATTTAACTTTTGGAAAAATTTTTAAAGTGGAATTTCCTTATAACGAAGAGATTTTACTTAAAATTAGAAGCACTCAACCGAATTTAACTCATGCGGTATGGGATAAAGACACTAAATCTTGGCTATTTTCCATTAATGAAACATCTATTAGGTTTTTAGCCGGGCTTATAGATAGTTACGGATTTGAAGCCGACCCTGCATTTCTAAAATACAGCGACCAATTATTCGAAATTATAAAAAATGCTGAAAATTGTGCACCTATGCTGGTAAAAAATGGAAAAACTTTTCAATTTGCAAATGTCAACGAACATGTTCCTACTTTGAATACAGAAAATTTAGTTGAGGCACTATTTTCTGCAAGAAAAGCAGGAATTACTATTTGGGATTCTCAAATTGAAGAAGAAATTTCCCAATCTCAATTAAATGACACCACTATTAAATTTTTAAAATCTGGTACCAGTGAAACTTTTTCTATTAATTTAGAAGAGCATACGTTATATTCACTTGAAGACATTATAAAATATATGTCACCGGCATTATTTGTTATTCCTGGGGGTACAGAATTAGAGAAGGTATCGGTAACTTTAGACTTTTTAAATTCAATTGGTGTTTCTAATAAAGAAGTAAGTGTTCTTTTTCGAGTCGGTACCGAGAAAGGTCCGGAATTTAATGAATTTGTGAAAAATAATAAACTTAATTCTCCGATAACTCAAGATACCAAAGCAGTCTTTGTCAGCAATAAGATTCGTAAGTCAGTATTTGAATCAAAAATTTATTTTAATTGTATTATCAATTTTAATTTTTATAATATTCATTACCAACTAAGAGATTATATCAAATGGCATCATGATGTGATCCATGTACTAGCAAAAAAATCACAAAAGGAAACGGATTTTGCCTTCTTGTAAGATTACCATACTCGACGAAGTTAATGTAAAAATATCAAATTTAGATCTTGATGCAAGGAAAGCCTTGGTAAAGAAATTTAAGTACGAGGATCCTACTGCAAGATACCGCCCTGCGTATAAATTAGGTCGTTGGGATGGTACTGTGAGTTTTTTTGGCATCGGTGGAACTACGTACTTGTCCATGCTACCACAAGTTTTAGATTTTTTAGAAAGCAAAAATTATTATATTGAATTAGAAGATCTTAGAAATCCTACAAATTTGAAATTTCCTAAAATTTCGGAGGATTTTTGGGGAGAAAATTGCTGGCCACAAGGACATCGATTTGCTGGCCAACCAATTAGACTACGAGATGATCAAGTTGAAGTGATCAATAAATTTTTAGAAAATCCTCAATGTATACAAGAAATTGCTACCGGATTCGGAAAGACTATTACTACTGCTACTTTGGCAAAAATTTGTGAAAAATATGGTCGAACGATAACCATTGTTCCCAATAAAAGTTTAGTTGAGCAAACAGAAGAAGATTTTATCAATGTGGGTTTAGACGTCGGAGTATATTATGGGGACAGAAAAGAACTAGGGTCTACTCATATTATTTGTACATGGCAAAGTTTGAATATTTTAGAGAAAAAATCCCATGATGATTCTGATACTTTGTCTCTAGCAGAATTCCTCGACGGAGTTCAGACCGTAATGGTAGATGAGGTACATATGGCCAAGGCAGATGTTCTTAAAAAATTGTTGACTCAAAATATTTGTCACGCTCCTATTAGATGGGGATTGACTGGAACTGTGCCAAAAGCTGATCATGAATTTCAAACTATACGTGCTAGTCTTGGAGAAGTAGTAAATCGAGTGGCTGCACATGAACTTCAAGAAAAAGGCGTACTCAGTGAATGCCACGTAAATGTTGTACAAACAGCCGAGTGGAAGGAATTTAGTAGTTACGCCGAGGAATTAAAATTTTTAGTCACTGATAGTGATCGGATGGCATGGATTTCTAATTTAATTAAAGAAATTTCTCTTTCAGGAAACACCTTGGTATTAGTAGACAGGATTGAATCTGGAAGATTGATTACTGAAGCAATTCCCGATAGCGTTTTTATTTCGGGTGCTGTCAAAACTAAAGATAGAAAAGAAGAATACGACGAAATTAAAACGGCTGACAACAAAATTATTGTGGCTACATATGGCGTGGCTGCAGTGGGAATTAATATCCCAAGAATTTTTAATTTAGTTTTACTTGAAGCCGGCAAAAGTTTTGTTAGAGTAATTCAAAGTATCGGACGAGGAATTAGAAAGGCAGACGATAAAGACTTTGTTCAGATATGGGACTTAACTGCATCAACTAAGTATGCTAAACGACACCTCACTGATAGAAAGAAATTTTATAAAGACGCCAAATACGATTTCTCAATTCAGAAAGTAAAATATCAATAATGATACAAGAGCGTTGTATTTTTTATCAAGAAACTGTATCATATAATGATATAAAATTCTGTAAGAAAAGGTAAAGTATTAATGCAAATTTTAACTCTAGAGAACACGACATTCTATCTTAATGACCTTCCAGAGGAGATCGACGAAGATTTTAGATTCTCTATATTGGATAATAGTGACCATCAAAATCCAGACTACTTTTTTATTCCCTTAATTTTCTTAGAAAGTTTCACTGGCCCGGCTGCGGTATTAAAAATTGGCGAATACGAAATTTCCATGCCGCTTGATTGGTGTACTGTAGTAGGAGATCCTGAAGGACCGGAAATGGAAGTCCTACCCCTAACCAGTCTCAATGATCGGGGTTTTCGAACTTTCTGTTTTAATCCATTGTCAAGTTTTAAACCGGAATTCTTGGACATCGATATCATAGATGTTTATCAAGATGTTAAATGGTATTTTCCAAAAATGAAACCGGGACAACTTTTATGCACACCGTTACATTCAGGGGACAAACCCACATGTGCATATTTTGTCAAAGAAGTTAGTAGACAAAATGAATTGATTGATTATACTAAGGCTTGGTAATAATGGCTGCTGCAAAATTAGACATTAAACGTGAACTGAAAGCAGTAGATGCTCGCGAATATGACTTTTATGAAAATCTCACCGACGAAGAAAAAAAAGCATTTAGCCCTTATATCTTGATGAGATATACTTCGAATGTACAAGGAGATCGCGAACTACAAGAATGGTTTCTTGAGCAAACTAACGAACTAGTCAATAAAGATCATTGGGTATTGAGTAAAAATCACAAAGCACTTCTTTGGAAATTATTTGCTGGTATCGGTGCTGGGATTCCGGTTTATCATCCATATCTGGCATCGGGAAAAAAACAGAAGGCGAACAAAATTGAAAAACTTTTGGCAGAAATTTATCCTGCTATGAAAATGGAAGATGTAAAATTTTTAGCCAGCACAATGTCAAAAAAAGATATTGAAGATCTTTTTGATAATATGGGATTTGATAAAGCACAACGTAAGGAATATGAATGAAATTTAGAAAAAAGCCAGTGGTAATTGAGGCAATTCAATTTGAATATAGTGAACGTGGCATTTATGAACTTCAGCAATTTTGCGGCAAGGCATTGGGCAATTTTAGTAAAGCTCGCCATCCTACTGCCAAGGGCGAAGCAGAAATTGGCACACTAGAAGATGGCGTCCACTTAACAGTAAAACATATTGCCACAGAGGGCGATTGGATTATCAAAGGCGTACAGGGCGAATTCTATGCCTGTAAGCCAGATATTTTTGAAGCAACTTACGAACCTGCAGAATGATTAAATTAATTGTTTTAGTTTAAATGAAGAAATCCCTAAACTATGATGTAGGATTGTTAGATCAGCCGAATGAGTGCGTTCATTGTCGTAAAAAATTTATGTCCTCTCGTACTTTATTTAGCCACATGTGCGAAAGAAAACGTCGTGCACTACAAAAAGACGAGAAACGAGTACAAGCGGGTTTTTTAGCATTTAATAGATTTTGGCAGTTAACTCAAAAATCTAAAAAACAAAAAACCTATGACGAATTTGCAGATAGTTCATATTATAATGCATTTGTTAAATTCGGAAGTTTTATTAATAATGTTAACCCATTATATCCTGATAGGTTTGTTGACTATGTAATCAAGAGTGGTGTTAAATTAGATCATTGGTGTAGGGATGAACTGTATGAACAGTATCTTTTCGAAATGATCAAAATTGAGCCGGTTGAATCTGCGGTGCAAAGAACAATACAAACCATGATGGAGTGGGCTGAAGAGCACAAATCACAATACGAGCACTATTTTGATTATGTTAGTCTCAATCGTGCAGTGCATGATATTTTAAATGGAAAAATTAGTTGCTGGGTTATACTTAATAGTAATCAGGCAAAAATAATGATTGACAAAATGAGTGATGAACAACTCTCTTTGATTGCTCCGGCCTTTGATGTTAAATATTGGTTGAAGAAGTTTAAAGAATTTCCTGCTGATGTAGCCCTAGTGCTAGAAATTTTAAAAGAGATTAATATAAAATGAAAAAAATCTTTAGTTGGTGGAAATGGTATAGTGAAAAAGTGTACTATTATAAGTACGGGATTTATATTGAAAATAATAAATGATAAGGGTTGAACAAGACTTTGAATTAATAATCAATTGGTTAACAAAAAATGTTGGACCAAAAATCAAAGACGATTGGATCAGTATAATCGGAGAAGGTTGGGTTGTAAGTGCCGGAACAGATTATAATCCTAAAGGACATTTAATAAAAGATTATTGGTCAGTAAACATCAGTGATAAGAAAAAAGAAATGATATTTATATTGACCTTTTGTTAGTTTGAAGGAAAATTATGAGATTAGAGGGGTTTGTAGAGAAGGGCTGGGGACACGAACTAATTTGGGCTACTAATGAAAAATATTGCGGAAAACTGCTAAAGTTTAACACCGGTGCTCGATTTAGTATGCACTTTCACGCAGAAAAAGATGAAACTTGGTACGTTCTCGATGGAAGATTTGAAGTTCGATGGATTAATACTAAAGATGCATCTCAAGATAGTCGTATTCTAAGAGCAGGCGATACTTGGAGAAATGAACCTTTGTTTCCTCATCAGATTATCTGTCTTGTAGAAGGTACAATTATTGAAGTTAGCACTCCTGACAGCGTAGAAGACAATTATCGAGTGGCCAAGGGTGATAGTCAAAAATGAAGATTTTAATTACAGGCCATCGAGGATTTATTGGCCGAAATATGACCGAACATTTGGCGAATCATGATCTAACTTTTCATGAATGGGGAGATGCTCTGCCAAATGTTCGAGGGTTAGACTGGGTCATTCACCTAGGTGCTAACAGTTCTACTACTGAAAAAAACGTTGAGATGATCATGCAACAAAATTACGATTTTAGTTGTTGGTTACTCAATGAATGCTGGCTTTGGCAGGTTAATTTTCAATACGCAAGCAGTGCCAGTGTATATGGTCTGACACAAAATTTTTCTGAAAACGCTCCGGTAAGTCCGCAAAGTCCCTATGCCTGGAGCAAATATTTATTTGAGAGATATGTTTGTAGTCGTACCTGGAAAGGAATCTATATACAGGGATTTAGGTACTTTAATGTATATGGCCCACATGAAGATCACAAAGGAGATCAGGCCAGTCCTTATCATAAGTTTGAAAAACAAGCACGAGAAACTGGTGTGATCAAACTATTTGAAAATTCTGATCAATATTTTAGAGATTTTGTACCTGTAGAAACTGTAATTGATGTGCATAAAACTTTTTTCAATGTATGGGAATCAGGTATATGGAATGTAGGTACAGGGCGCCCGAGATCATTTCAAAAAGTTGCCGAAGATATTGCCAAAGAATATGATGCAGTAATCGAATATATACCCATGCCCGATAATTTAAAGGACCAATATCAAACATATACTTGTGCTGATACTACTAAATTAAAAAAACACTATAGCATATGATGAAAATTGTAGTTAACGGATCATTTGACATATTACACCTTGGACATTTAAAATTATTAGAATACGCAAAATCCTGGCCAGGATCTTACGTCTATGTGTTAATTGACAGTGATAGACGAATACGAGAATTAAAAGGCTGGAATAGACCAGTTAACACAGAATATGAAAGATGCTATTTTTTAGCCGCACTGAAATCAGTGGACAGAGTTGATATATTCGACTCGGACCAAGAGTTAACAGATTATATAAAAAATTATCAACCCGATCTAATGATCAAAGGCAGTGATTATCGAGGCAAACCGATTATAGGATCTGAATATTGTAAAAGGATAGAATTCTATGACAGACTTGAAAAATATTCAACCACACAAAAAATTCAAAGTATTATTGATAGGCGATAGTTGTATCGACGAATACAAAATAGGAACAGTGGATAGGCTTAGTCCTGAAGCACCTGTTCCTGTGATCAAGATTGTAGAAGAATATAAGTTACCGGGCATGTCCTCTAATGTCCATGCTAATTTTAAAAATTTAGGCCTGAACTGTGAGTTTGTGCACAATACTGAACTGATAACAAAAACTAGATATATCGATAAGAGATCCAATCAGCATCTACTAAGAGTCGATTCTGAAAAAGATATCAGTCAATGGGATGGGACCACTGCTCTTGATCTAGGTCAATATGATGCAATAGTTATCTCTGATTATAACAAAGGATTTTTGAGTTACGAAAACATTCAGTATCTTATCGATTCTGCAACAGGATCTGTCTTTATCGATACTAAGAAACGTGATCTTGCTAAGTTTAAAGGTGATCACGTTTATATCAAAATTAATGAAACTGAATTTAACAATGGACTCAGTATGCCCGATAATTTAATTGTTACACTGGGCAGTGATGGTGCAATGCTCAAACAATTAGATGACGAACGAATATTTCCGACCAAACAGGTGGAAGTTATGGATGTTTGTGGATGTGGGGATACGTTTTTAGCAGCCCTTGTAACTCAGTATCTCTTTACAGAAGACATAGAAATTGCTATAATGTTCGCTAATGCAGCCGCCGGTATAACTGTGCAACATCGTGGAAATTATGCCCCCACTTATGATGAATTATACGGTTTAGTCAATCTCGAATATAAAGAAAAACAATGGACATTGATATAGATTTTCCTGACAGACAACAGATATTGAATCTTATCAGGCATGTTCCTGCCGCTATTCGAGATAAACAAGGTTTTAAAAAACATAACACAGGGGTGTATTGTCATGAGATTCCTCTAAATCCACTCACAGGTGCTGCTAGTTTTGATTATAAAACAGCAGAAAATCGTGGATATTTTAAGATTGATTTTCTTAATGTCAGCGTCTACAAAGATATCAAAGATGAAAATCATCTGATAGAATTGATGAACAGAGAACCTTTATGGGACTTGTTAGAACAAGATGATTTTACTGATTTATTGTTTCATGTAAACGGCCATGGCGGTGTGCTTAGACAAATGAAACCTAAAAGTATAGAGCAACTGGCAGCGGTATTAGCCATGATCAGGCCTGCTAAAAGATATCTAATTGGACAAGACTGGAACACTATTTTAAATGAAATCTGGGTCAAACCCGATACAGATGAATACTTTTTTAAAAAGTCGCATAGTTTTTCTTATGCCATGCTAGTGGTTGTTCACATGAACTTACTATGTGAAAAGATCAGCCTCGGGAACTTTTAACAGATCTGACCAGTTGTATTGACTTTCTTTTAATTCGTTTTTCAGCGATTTCGCTTAAATTAACACTAGGCCCGAATATTAATTCTACATCTTTAGAATTAAAAGTTTTGATAAAACTACGAAATATTTGCATTTCGGCCTTTAGGAAAATATTTATGGGGATTTTTCTATTACTTTCCCACCACCAAATTTCTCCCATTTCTAGAAAAATTTTCCGCTGATTATCGACAGTAATCATGGATAAATCATACATACTAGCAATGTGTTCATCAAAATTTATAATGATGCCAACATATTCCTTGTCATTGGATTTAACACATGAAATAAATGGGAAATTTTCCTGGAACTGTTCTCTCATCTCGTTAAAATAAATACTAACATGCAAAATTTACCAATCTATTTATACGCCAATGTAATAAATGTAACATTAGATTTGGATGCTACCGTAAGAGGAGTTAACCAGGTTATGTATCAGAGAGACCTTAAAATTCAAAAAGGCATCAAAAATCAAGTTCGAATACAGTTTAAAAACAGTGATCAAAAAAAGATTAGAATTTATAATACTCAAACCTTTGTATTCAGCATGTTTGACGCAGTTAATCGTAGACTAATGGTGGAAAAAGAACTTGAAATACTAGATACAGCAACTACCTCTACTAAGGGATTGGCATTATTAACTTTGAACGAAAGTGATACATTAGACTTAGATAGATCCAGTTATCAGTTTACTATCAAACTGTTAGACTCGGACGGCACATATTTGCCCACATATTCTAACACCTATTATGGAATGGCAGGAACACTGCATTTGACCAATGAAGTTTATCCGGTTCTACAGGATAGTGTGGTAATATCTGCATTCACCAAGCACTGGAATGACAAACTATTAAAATACGAGCATAAGAGCGGACACATTTATGCAGATCCTGCGTTTAACGGCAACACCGCTTTACACACCATAGCGTTTTATCTATCTGCCTATAGGGGAACAGTATATATTGAGGGCACACTCGATAATAGCCCCAGTCAGGATACTAGTTATAGCGTTATAGATTCTCGAGTATACACCGGATTTTCCGGCCGAGATTACATGAACTTTAATGGAGTTTATTCTTATATTAGAGTAAAACATATCCCTGACCAAAGTTTGCTTGATATGGATAACGATAATCCTGCCTATTACGGATCTTTTGACAAAGCCCTATACAGAAGTTAATATCGTAGCATGGACGAAATCTATGCTACCTTGATGGCTCTATTGCCGCCTAAACGAAAAACTACTCCGAGTGGCTGGATCAGTTTTAATTCGGTTTGCTGCCATCATAGGGGCGAGTCACGAGACGACCGGCAACGTGGCGGTGTGCTACCTAATCAAAAAGGTGGATTTCAATATCACTGTTTTAATTGCGGATACAAAGCAGGATGGTCTACAGGACATCTATTAAGTTTCAATACTCGACAACTGTTCAAATGGATAGGATTATCAGATGCTGATATTGGAAAACTAGCTCTTTCGGCCCTTAAACTTAAAGAAGATCAAAGTTCAATTAAAAAGAAATTAAACTTTGATCTGGTGGAAAAACCTCTACCAGACAACTGTAAAAATATTACTCAATGGATAAAAGATGGATGTGACGAACCTGATTTGATTTCTGTTATTGACTATATCGATCAACGAGGAATGAGTCTCGATTGGTATACTTGGATGTGGTCTTCTTCAAAAGGATTTCGAGATAGGGCTGTAATACCTTTCTATTATGAAGGCAAAATTGTCGGCTACACCGGTAGAAAAATTCGAGAGGGTAAACCCAAGTATCTTACAGATACACAGCCGGGATATGTTTTTAATTTAGATCGACAAAGATATGACAGAAAATACGTCATAGTAGTAGAAGGGCAATTTGATGCAATTGCCGTCGACGGAATAGCAGTCATGCACAATGACCCAAATGAAACTCAATGTGCACGAATAAACGCCCTAGGTAAAGATGTTATTGTAGTACCGGACCGAGATCGCCCCGGTGCTAAGTTAATCAAAGCGGCTATAGAAAATGGATGGTCTGTGAGCATGCCGCCTTGGGAAGAGGATATAAAAGACGTAGCCGACGCAGTAAAAAGATACGGTAGACTTTATACCCTATTCACAATACTACACTATCGAGAAACTAACGAGATAAAAATACAACTGTTAAAGAAAAAATTAGAAAATATCAATGACTAAACCAAATTATAATCTCGAGGTTCAACGTCTTTATTTAGAAATGTTTCTATCGGATGCAGAAACATTTATTCGGTGTCAAAACATTTTTGATCCGAAAAATTTCGATAGAAAATTATATGATGTTGCAGAGTTTGTTAACAAATATGTTGACAAGTACAAGATCATGCCTGAAGTAGCCATTGTAAATTCTTCATGCGGCACTGATCTACAGGCAGTATCATTGCCCAAAGAAAACTACGAATGGCTGATGGATGAGTTCGAAAACTTCAGTAGGCATAAAGGATTAGAACGAGCAATTTTAGAATCTGCTGATCTACTAGAAAAAGGGGATTACGGCCCAGTAGAAAAACTAATCAAGGATGCTATTCAGATCAGTTTGAATAAAGATATGGGCACTGATTATTTTGAAGATCCCCGTGAACGACTCAGCAAACTTAAAGATGGAAATGGACAGATCAGTACAGGATGGCCTAGCATTGATAAAAAGTTATATGGCGGATTTAATCGAGGAGAGTTGAATATTTTTTGTGCAGGATCGGGCGGCGGCAAATCATTATTCCTGGCTAATCTAGGAGTGAATTGGGCATTGGCAGGGCTGAATGTATTGTATCTAACATTTGAACTTAGCGAAGGGCTAGTATCAATGCGTCTAGACTCCATGACCACAGGAATTAGTACTCGTGAGATTTTTAAAAATATCGATGATGTAGAACTCAAAGTCAAAATGCTAGGTAAGAAGTCCGGAAATATGCAGGTCAAATATATGCCTTCGGGAAAAAATTGTAACGATATCCGTGCATATCTAAAAGAATATCAGGTTAAGAAAGGATGCAAACCAGACGTGCTTCTTATTGATTATCTAGATCTAATGATGCCACTGAGTGTTAAAGTTAGTCCCAGTGATCTGTTTGTCAAAGATAAGTATGTCTCAGAAGAGATTCGAAACTTAGCCATGGAAACCCAATGCGTAACTGTAACGGCAAGTCAGTTGAATCGAAGTGCAGTTGAAGAAATTGAATTCGATCATAGTCATATCTCAGGGGGGTTAAGCAAGATCATGACTGCAGATAATGTGATCGGTATTTTTACATCTAGGGCAATGAAGGAACGTGGGAGATATCAAATTCAATTTATGAAAACTCGTTCCAGTTCAGGTGTAGGACAAAAAGTAGATCTTGAATTTAATCAAGATACTTTAAGAATTACTGACCTAGGAGAAGACGAAGAACCCAGTTTTAACCAACAACGATCTAACGGTAACAATTTTGTTAACAGTCTTAAAAGAACCAGTTCAATATCTTCGGAAGAAGGCCCGGACACTGCCGGTGTTATTCCAGACCCCACACAAGGATCTTCTGTGGGAAAAATTAAAAATGTTAAATCAGTTGCAGATATTCGAAGCATGATTAGAGCAAATATTAATCCTGAAAAGGATTAAAACCAACTGGCTATTTGAATTCGGCCGGCATCATCTATAGTTCTGTACCATTGATCTATATCATCTAGACTAAACACATTTTCTATATCAGCAGGAACAGATGACCAAGTTTGTGTTACTGACCAGGGATCAGTACCTTGCATTTCTCCTTCTAGATGCTTAGGCGCCCATCGAGTATATCCTGCTATTACTCTAAAATATTCTGGTCCTTCATTTTCTGAAATCGCTGCTAGTATACTGATATCATTACTGACGCCCAATTGATTAGTAACTTTAATCGTACTTCTAGTAGACCAATCCAAGGAATGTACCACATGTATTCTGTTTGTAGCGTCTGGGCCACCGCTATAGAGGGGTTGATCTAAATCTGAATACAGTCCTAAATTTTCCATGACTGTTAGCATTGTAAAATCACTGTCAAATTTTTTATTAAGTTGCAGTCCTAATGCACCGGTTTTATCATGTGCAATAATCAATGCCACCGCTTTCCTTAACGATGAATCTGGTTGCTGCGGATGAGCAGCTAGTAGACAACCTTTGTAATTTTCTAAAATCATAATATTATTTAATCGATAAATATTCCAATATGGCAATAGTTGAATTAACCCCCAAATCTAATTTAAATCCTCTTCTTTGGAGCAATGGCGCTTTAAGACCAGAAGTGCGATCTGCTTTAATAAAGACCGCAGCCGACTTTAAACAGTTTGTAGGAATACCTTTTGAAGTCGAGGACATTGTTATTACAGGCAGTCAGGCTTCTTATTTTTATAACAAACACAGCGACTTAGATCTGCATCTAATTGTGGACTATACCAATATTGATTGCGACACAGAATTAGAAGAATTATTTGATACCAAGCGGCTGCTCTACAATACAAAAACTAATATTAAAATTAGAGGAATTGATGTAGAGTTGTATGTTGAAAACAAAAAAATGCCGGCTACCGGTGCTAGTTGGAGTCTAAAAGATAATCAATGGAAGGTTGAACCCAACCCAGCAGAATCTATCGAAATAGATACTGCAGAAATTAATAAAATGTATAGAGTGTGGCGTAAAATAATTCTGTTTATAATTAGGTCAAACGACGTCAAAACCGCCAAAAAACTTCTAGATTTATTAAGAAAATACCGTAAATTAGGCCTAAAACAGACCGGTGAATACGGTGTCGCTAATCTAGTATACAAAACCCTAAGAAATGAAAAAATTCTGGAAAAACTGTCTAATTTTCTAGAACAAGCACATGATCGAGATTTGAGTATCTAGATTAGAATTTTTGTAAACTACCCAGTTAACTCGTGCGTTAATATAGTATGCATAGAATAGTTTTATGCATGATATTTCAAACCATAAGGAAATTAAAATGAAATCAATCGTTACCGCTATTATCGCTACTCTAGCAACATCTGTCGCTCTAGCACAAACTCCTGTTGCACCGGCTGCTCCTGTTGCACCGGTTAAGGCTGCTACTACCCCTGTCGCTGCCAAGAAGGACGAGAAAAAGGTAGAGAAGAAAGCAGAGGCCACTAAAAGCCCAGAGGCTGCTACTGCTAAAACTCCAGCCACGCCCGCAACGCCGGCAACTCCTGCTTCAAAGCAGTAATCTTGAGTTAGATGATGATTCTGAAATCAGCGGAGCCGAATACACTGATATACACGTCAGTTACCGTAGATTCCGAATTGTCGACACAGAACCCGATGATCTATCAGACTATGTTAAGGATAAACTTCGTTTAGCCAGATTAAAAGCATTGGACAGATATGATCAAATAATGGGTGCATAATAAAAAAGGAGCATAATGCTCCTTTTTTTTTATCAAACAATCAAAGTAAGATCTCGAAGAGATTTGAGTCTAACTCGTTCATCAAAGTCTGATTGAATTTGATCAAACACAGACAAAACAGGCCCTTGCACCATAAATGCAGTCCCTCCAGAATCGACCCAGTCTGAACAATTGTCAGGTCGATCATCGACTAATATATCACCGGGTCGGCAGTGCAGATGTTTGTCACGACTATACGGTCCAAAATGTACAGGAATATCTGGATAAAATTCTCGTGCCCATTCTACCTTATCATAGAATGCCCAATGCATGTCATTGTCGTGGGGAATAGCAGTTAAAAATAAAAGATCCCAACCTAACAAATCCCTATACTTGCGGGACATATCGACTAGTATATCTGCATTTGACATTTTGGGTAGTGTTCGAAATACTCTAGGATTGTCTAATACCAGTTGCCATTCGGCATCAGTGAGTCGTGCAGATGGATCATCGACTCGCCGCCCGATTATTTCATACATACCCTCGGACCAATTAGCGACCACGCCGTCCATGTCTAAATAAAAAGTTGATTTTTTCATATGTGCAATTATTTAATTAAATGATAATGCGTCTTGACAAAAATTTAAATTTTGTTATAATAGTATTATACAGTCAAAAAGATAAATCATGAATAATAAATTATTTAAACATCTAGCCAGCGATGCTGGATTCTTTGTTTATGATGATGATCCTACTCCAGATGATCCTGATCTAATCAGTTGGGAAATGAATTATAACGATGAACAACTAATCGAATATACCAACTTGATCGTTAAGGAATGTGTTAACATTATTCAAGATGCTGTAGATCGCGGGGTTCCTGCTAATGAATATGCAGACTTAATTCTTAATCATTTTTCCTCCAGGCAATAATTATATGGATGAAGAAAATAAAAAGTCACTACTTGACTCACTACAAGACATTTCAGAAGTGTTCAATCAGGCCATGAAAGAAATTGAGCAGGACCAGGAAACATATTGGAACAGTCTCACTGAGGATCAAAGGCTATCCGTATTCTGTGCTGTGGTTCGTCGTATTCATAAAGCCTTGTTCGTTAAGAATTCAAGTTATCGAGGAACACTTTATGATGTATTTGGATTTGGAATGGAATCTTATGTACAGGCACAAGATGCCGGATATTTAGATATTCACAATCTAGAATATAACACAGTTGACGAATGTGTATCAGTGGTTCAGCAAGCAGTTGATCAACGCATCCCGGCCAGCGAGTACGCTGAATTAATTAAAACTCATTTTGAGAATAAACGTAATGAAACCAGAAACTCCGGCAACACAGATTGCTAAACTAGAAGATAGGCCCACATGGAAGAGATTCCGTGTAGACTGTAACTGCGGTGAACCGAGTTGTAACCACATAGTTGACGTAGACTTTGATGAGGACGATGTGGTCGTCTCTGTATACACTCAGCAGCATACCAGTGCGTGGCGAGCAAGTCGTTGGCAGCAGATTTGGCAGTTATTGACCACTGGTGTAATCAAATACGAATCAGCATCTTTGTTTTCCAAACAAGTTGCGCTAAACTATGCTGCTGCACTACAATCTGCTATTGATGAAATTGAGCAAACAAAAAATGAGCCAAAAAATTAAACAGCAACTAATCGAACGACATCCTAAAATTTTCAGGTGACAAATGGACGAAAAAAGTGCGGCACAATTTGTAGCATTGAGTGTAATGGTCAAGGCCTTAATTGCTACACATCCAGATCACAATGCTCTACGAGAAGCAATTCGTGATGTTATGAGGGACGGGTTCAAAAATTCCGACGACTCGATCGAACCGCTTATCGATCAAAGTGTGCTCAATTGGATGAATGGGCTACGCAAACAAGTACCCAAAAACAAATAGTCTCGCCTTGACCAATTGATCACTCTGTGTTATACTATATACTAGAAAACCGGAGTTAACTTGTGAACAGTCAAATTTATACACCCGATCGATGGGTAATGGTTGAGTTTCAACAAGCAGAAGGCATTACTCAAAAAATACTGGCTGGCTGGTATGGCGGATTTGCCGGCGCTGACTCTTGGAAGTTGAGTTCTGGTGTAGTTAATACTGCGGACCTTGGCGATGCTTTTGAATTTTTAAACCATTCGGGCAGCATCTATCGTTGTTTTAAACATAATCAAGGTTTAAGTTTCTTAACCCAATCAATACTCAATGGCTGGCTAGAAGAATGCAAAAGTGATCCTGGTCTGACCATTAAGGTATATTCAGATTATCCTACTGAGGAAATGAATCGTGATCAAATTTAACAATACAGGAAAACAATACACTCTAGATGAAATGCTCAATCATATGCGAAATCCAAAAAACAAGTTGCGAAGTATTGCGGAATTGGATAGTGTAGTTGAAGAAATTATTGACCGCAATCCAAAAGAGTACGCAGAGTTAGAACAACTTATCCGGGAGAATTTGAATCGTGAACCACCGAATTCTTGAACTTGCTGAACATTGCGACTTCTATGTTGGTAATGAACACTCGGATGCTTCGTTCGAAGAACAACAAAGGTTGTTCCTGGAAAAGTTTGCCCAGTTGATTGTGCAGGAATGTATCGGCATCGTGGAGAACTACCCGTCATGGTACGGCGATTATCGTGATCAGATCGAGAACGCATTCCGTGGTCACCTTGTGGCAAAAATGAAGTATCATTTTGGAGTTGAAGAATGAAAAAAATTGAATTAGATGCAGAAATTGCAGACGGCATTGCTTTGGCTGTGCTAAAAGAACAACGGGCGTATCTTAAAAAAGAACTAGCACGATGGGAAAAGAATCCACAGTCAGACACCAATCCTAATGGCTATTGGATGCATCCAGAAGATGTGACCGGCAACGTTCAACACATTGCGGCATTAGACTTAATCATTAAATATTTCGGAGTTGAAGAATGAACAAACGAATAGAAGACCTGATGTATCATGCAGGATTAACAGCACAAGGATGCTGGGATGAAATGGACGACTATGAACATAAGGCAATTGAAAAGTTCGCCGAGTTGATTGTGAAGGAATGTCTGAAATTAAATTCAAAAGAATTGTCAATCACTGCTATTGAACGGTTGCTACCATTGTATAAAGAACATTTCGGAGTTGAAGAATGAAAAAACGACTTTTACTGACTCTTTATGATCGCTCTGGTCTCGGAGCATATATGCCAGTTAACTATAAAGGTCATGAGTTGGCGGTAGAGGAACATATGGAAAAGTTCGCCGAGTTGATTATTGACGAGGTGTACAGTTTTTTACTGGATCCTTCTGAAGATGATGAACCTTGGCATTCCCGTGCAGAGGTTAAAAAACATTTTGGAGTTGAACTATGAGTGGGGGCTTTTTTGAATACCAACAGTATCGGTTAGGCTACATCTCAGATGCTGTTGAGCAACTGATTCGGGACAATCATTCTAAAGAACTCAACGATTGGGGCTATACTAAGGGTCGTGAATACTCAGATGAAACCATTAGGGAATTCAAGCGTGGTGTTGAACTGTTGAATCAGGCTCTGATTTACGCTCAACGCATCGACTGGCTGGTCAGCGGCGACGATGGCGAAGATACTTTTCACAAACGATTAGCGGAGGATTTGAAAAATGGCAAACTTGACTGAAAGCGATCACAATGTAGTCTGGGAAATTCTGGAGAACTTTGACTTTGCTCGTGTTCACAGTGTAATGACCTATCTGGGTTGGACCTGGCATAAACATTTTCCAGATAAACCTGAACAAGTTTTTGTTCCTGATGTTATCCAACTGCGAACCGAGGCTCGTCGCCGCCTGATTGAGGGCATTGAGTGGGCTCGTGATAATGAGGGTAAACAGTATTTGAGTTCTTCAGGTGGCTTTGAAGTCACCGTAGAGATTGATGCGGAGGGCAAGGCCTGGGCCAGTCTGAAATTCGTTCTCACCGAGTGGAACAATTATGAATAAGATCAGATATGTGCCGTCAAAAAAGCGATACTATGTCCACACTGGTAAAGTACATAAGACAGATGGCGGATCTAGAAATTTTCAGGTATGCTATAATCTAAAACATGCTCTTGCTGTCTACCGAAGATGTAAGGTTGATATCAGGCAAATTGATGTTCGTATTTGGGGCAAACAGCCATATGCGCTAAGGTGGGGCCGGAAATGAGATACTATTCTTACAACGAATATAATCCAGGTAATCCACGAGCAGATGCCAGTGGAGGCTACGTGGAAACGGTCAGTGAAGATGATGTCAGACAGACCTACTGGCCCTACTGGTATAAGAAAATGTGTGAACGGTACGGACAAGAAGTCATTGACCGCGACTACTCATTTGAAGACTGTTTGACAGATTGGATCACGGTCAACTGGGCTTGGTCAGTTGACCTGTAATGTATGTACACCTAACTATAGGATACGCAAATGAATCGAGTAATTCGAAATGGTCAAGTGGCAGTGTTGATTGCCCCGAGTTTTGGTGCAGGATGGTCTACCTGGATAGACAAGCCTGAAATTCTGTTTGATCCCGAGATTGTGGCCATGGTGGAAAATGAGCAGCATGAACGGATTATACCCTACTGCGAACACACCTATGGTCAGGACGGCTACTATGGCGCAGCATGGAGTCTGACCGTTGAGTGGGTGGACCTGGGCGCAGAATTCATAATTGAAGAATATGATGGTCGTGAAACTGTGCGACTAAAACAAGACTACAACTGGTTGGTGGCCTAAATGAGACATGTTTTCTAAATTTTAACTGTACTTATTAAAGGCCCAAAATCTTTCTTCACACCACCAACAGACCCCGCAATGTCCCTCGGTTAAAGTTAAACTTTCACAAGATCTAGTTATCGGATATATTGTGTCTAAAATTTCCAGCGACTGATACATTTCAAAAACTTTCTTTTTGTTAACATTAGTCAATGGGGAATAAAATGGAATATCTGCAGTTCCTTGATATTCTGATCGTTTGACTGTGGGATCTCTTCTGTCGAAAATATCGGGAATTTTATTTTTAAATCCATTCATGGTATCAACAGATGGAAATGCTGTTACCCCGTTATAGACCATTTGAAGATCGTGTTTTTTTATATCCGAAATAATCGGATCCAACAAAGATTTAAGAGTTTGTGTTTCAACAAAAAAAGTATGATGGAAAACATCTCTTTTGCCGGTTAGTTCCATACATTTAAGAATAACATTGAGTGCGATTCTGGGTGCAATATTATGTTTCTGTTGACTGGAACAGGTGTAAACATGAATGGGACCAGATGCATGTTTCATAATCAGATATAGTATTAAGGCACTATCTGCGCCACCGCTGTGACAGACTCCAATGGGCCCAGAAATAATATCAATGTTAACATCGCATATGTTTATAGAGTTTGTAATGGTCATTTAGATCTTTCTCTTTCGTAATCGGTTGCTAGTTGGTCAATAACTGCCTTCATTTTATCACTGAGTCTGCTGTTGTGATCTTTATTTTGTTTGAGGGGAAAATTAGGAATTTCTATGAAATCGATATCCTCATAGGCAATAACTTGATTATTATCTTTTTCTAAAGTGTCCCAAATTTGAATTCTTCTGATAAGATTATGCAGCACATTCGAATCGATATCCTCTACCAATGATGTACTTGGCTGTCTATTATTAAAATTTGCAAATTGTTTAGTAGAATAGGCAATGGCATAACTGGCCAATTGTTGTCTTAGGTTTTTTCTATAAATGTAGATATTTTTTCCAATTGACATTAACATAGATCTAACTGCAGGATTGATGGGATCCACATGATTGTGCATGATCAAAATTTGTTTATTACTAACTGCTGGCAGTAGACCCACGGCATAGAGTTCTTGTTCTTCTATGCTTCTCACACGAGGAGAAAAAATTTTCTTTATTTTTAAAAATCCATCTTCTAGATAATAATCTCTATAATACACCCCCGGCGAGTATCGATGATGATTGGTGATTATCGAGGTCTCGGGATCAACATGGTGATATATATTCATATGATATCGATTGAACATTTCTGTTACCAGTAGACTACCCGAATTTATATGCTGTAGGTAATAACTGTACCATACACTGCCAGTTCTGGGAGTTGACCATAAATTGATTATCACGACCTAATAAACCTATTTGTTCTAGTTATTGTATTTGTTAATTTTTATTTAGTTGGTATATTTTGATTTAAAAAATTGCACAAACTAAACAAAGAAGTTATACTGTTATTCTCTATCTGTAAGAGTGTGAATTAAATGGAAAAACAATTACAAAATCTTGATGCTGTGGGCAACGTACTGGTGGGTCTATTTCATAGACTGGCTCTGTTTGTGATCGGTGCTGCCACTGTATGGGCTGCTGGCTGGACCGTGGTTGAGTTTTTTGGAAAACATCATGCCACTATCCCGGATCTACTGCTGCTGTTTATCTATTTGGAAATTGGAGCCATGGTGGGTATCTATTTCAAGACCAATCATATGCCAGTGAGATTTCTAGTCTATATCGCAATCACGGCACTGACTAGACACTTGGTGGACCTTGTGGCTGTGGGATCAGATCGCGTTTGGGAAATAGTTACCCTGGGCGGGACCACTCTGGTGCTGGCCATTAGCATTCTGGTTATTCGTATGGCCAGCAATAAATATCCCAGTGATCGAAAAACAGAAGATGTTTCTTAAAGGACAATAACTCATGAAAGTGTATATAGGACCATACAAAAACTATTGGGGACCTTATCAAATTGTGGATACCATTTTCTTTTGGCACGAGCGTTATCCCAGCGATGATCTCATTGATCGGTGGGATTACCGGCTGCATGATCGCATAGGTGAGTGGTTATCTAATACATGGGTGGATGATTTCTGCAATTGGTTTGATCGAAAACGTACCCGCAAAGTAAAAATTCGTATTGACCACTATGATACTTGGAACATGGATGGTACACTGAGCATGATTATTTTACCCATGCTCAAACAACTACAAGCGACCAAAAAGGGCAGTGCCTTGGTTGACGACGAGGATGTACCCGAGGGCATGAATCTGCGATCCACAGAAGCACAGCCCAAAGAAAATGAGTGGGACACTGATGAAAATCTACATCGTAGATGGGATTGGGTAATGAGTGAACTAATTTGGACTTTTGAACAACAACACCCTGATTGCGACTGGGAACAGCAATACTATTCTGGTGAGCATGACAGTTATTTTGAACCCAGTGCCCATAATGAACAGGGCAAGCCCACCATGTACGAAATGAAACGGGGCCCTAAAGATACTTTTAAAATTGACCACGAAGGATTACAGAAACATCAAACCCGTATCAATAACGGCTTGCGGCTGTTTGGTAAGTATTATCAAGGGCTGTGGGACTAACCCACAGCCTTGGACTATATTACCAAGTAACTGGCTCTTTGGTGATCTTGCGTAGCACTAGATTGACCACAGTTAAACCCATGGCCTGTAACTCAGGGCTGACCACAAAACCTACTCGCATTTGAGCCAGCATGGCTGCACCGGCTAATACATTGACCCAAAAGGTCTTGCTCATCCAGAACTTCTTGCCTGTGACTGCACCCTCTACAGCTTCTGCTGTGGCTTGTGCTAGTGAATTGTTTTGCTCGGACATGTTATGACTCCTTTTTTATATACACATAAATGTGATTAGAAAAATATTTAGCCTTTATATACATTACAACTGTTACTCAGATGTTATGTTAATCAACAGATAGATTTTAAGAAAATTTAAGCAAAAATAGTGTACAGTTAGATTCTTTACGAAAACCTACACCACAGAGATGGGGAGATTCGAGATTCCACATGTACCAGGTCCAATCGGTAAAATGTGACCCTATATGGTCATTTAACCAAGACTCTACATAGAATACACTGGCAATCCAATCAGGATGACCCCGGGTTTCCACAATGGGCCACGGAGCCACTGCTTGATAAGGCAGTAGTGGATGCAGATCCCATAATGCTCTCATACAGATATTTACCACATGAACAGATATAAAATCTTAATGTGTGTGTGTAAATAACTTATATATGAAATGGGGCCGTTTACAGTTATTTTACTATGCAAAACAATTGGTCAAATATGCTCCAGCACCCCTGTTTTTGATAGGATTTGCGGTCAGTATAATTAATCCCAATCTAGACAGCATAGTGTGCGGTTCATCAAACTCCATGAGTCTAATGTGGCTGCTGATGAGCATGGCACATACAGGTCCTTATCTAATACTATAGGAAATAAAGGGTTGCCCACGGGGTTGTGGTTCACACCGGTCTTAGCAGCAGAGTGAAAAACTCTGCAAAAAAATTTTAAAGAACTGAATCTATTTAACAGCAAAGTTTTTTTAAATACAACTATATTAAGCCATTGGATCTGTAAGCACTAACTGATTACCCCTGAACATTACATTATCAATACCTAGGTCTAATTGATCACTGGCAAAATTCCATATTTCTTTGAACGCAGGGTCATTGTCATATAAACTACCCTTGGCATGATCAAATAACGTAGGTTCTGCGGCAAAATTGCGAAAGAAGCGATTGGGGTTTGTTCTATCATATGTTTTACTTATATACCGCTCAAATCTAGGATCATTTTCTCCACGAGCAGGATCGAGAACTTCTACTCGAACAAAATAAATATCTCGCCGAAATCGACCTGCAGGTCCATGAGCAGTATTGGGTATTAGTATGGGACGACTTATTTTAGGAACATAAGGATTGTTTGGATGCTGTATGACCCAGTTGACCCACGCATGATACCCGATATGCTCACTGCGAGAAGTGAATATTTTATAAATGTAATCTTTACCGGGATTCCTTAAAGCTACACCATTTTGACCGGCACCATACATTACCCATCCCTTTTGTTCAGCTGCATCTACGAACTGCTTTATTGAAGGATCAGCAGTGAGAGTTTTATATTGTGGGAGATTTTTATAACCAGTAAGTTCAGAAAGTCTCATAAATTTATTTATCGGTGCTCGAGGGGCTATATGCAATACAAAAAAATTGCTACGCAAAAAAAAGCAGGTTTGGAGATCTCGGCCCCTGGTGATTCTATCTAACACTGGGTAGGGGTTTTACTAGAGTAGAGAATTTTTGAGAGTTAGGAGAGAATTTTTAGCAAGCGGCTTGCAAGTTATTAGTTAAGGTTTTAAAATTATAACCCCAGTACCCCCCACCCTCTCCCAAAAAAAAGCAGCCTTGCGGGCTGCTTAAATCTATGAACGCGATTAAAACTTAAACTCAATTAAAAAGTCAGCACAATATTGTCAGAGCTAATATGTTGTGCTGCACGAGATATTTGTGTAGACAGTTCTTCGAACTCAAAGTCGCCGCTAACATAAGCACACCGAGCGGGTACGGGAAACTTTAATTGCCCCTTCTCATTGCGTTCTGTAACATTAAATGCTACTAGCAGTTTGTACAGCTTTTTTTGTTTGTTATAGCGAATGACAGCTTGTGCTAGAGTGTTACGTGCTTGTGCAAACATTGTGTGCTCTCTGTTGTGTTGTTGCAGTGTGTGTATTATGCACTAGTACTAGTTGTGTGTCAACTGCTTAATTGTAACAACTTGTAACAGCGGCCTAGGTGTGATAGGCCACCGCTGCACACAGGGCACGGAAGTCTTGTAGGGGCATGTCAGACTTGACATAGTTGGCCATGCAGCAGACCAGCTGCACATTACCCGGAACATAGCCGAGAGTATTATCTATTCGGTCCATAGTGCAGCCCATAGGGTTCTTGCCGCCGCGATAGTCCCCGCCCCTAGAGAATTCTAAAGGCCAACCAGTAAGAGCACACAGGCCTTGCTGTTGTTCTAACAGTTGTAGCACATGGTCTAGGTTAATGCTGAACTCTAGATCTCTGCGTCGTTTACAATCGCTCTTGGTCTTGCGTAGAGTAGTACTAAGAAAATCTTTGGTGTAGAACTCTCTTACATGATCTTGCATTATGTGTGCTCCACGTGTTGGATAGGTGTGGCTCGGATGGCTGACTCACACACTGCACAGGGTCGGGCCAGCGCGGGTTCACCTGCTCTATTATAACGGATAACCTGCATTCTATAGGCTCTGCTCAGGTCCTTACATCTAGTTATAGCACTGATCTCTGCGTGTAGGAACTGCTTGTGGGGTTCTCCTACTCTGCGAGCGTGTTCGGCCTGCAGTGGGTGGGTCTTGATGTAACTGTTCTGACCCACTGAGAGCACACGGCCTCGGCGATCGTATATAACGGCAGTGATCTGCTGAGGTGTGCTCACAGGCGGTCGATGGCCATGCGGAGTAGGGCCAAGTTCAGCAGGAACAGCACCAGGACTAGGATTAGAAACACACCCGCTTTCATGATTCTAGCCGCTCGATGCCCAGCAGTCCCACTAGGATAGCCAACAGGGCAGTGAACCAAATGCCCGCCCAGCACAGCCAACTGGCATCTTCGGGTACCGCTTCGACTCCTGAGCCCAGTATGGTTAGGGTCAGCATAGCGGCTAGAATCAGACTAATTCCTGAAATTCGTTTCACGGTCAGCGCCTCAGTAGTCGCCCAGATCATAACGATCTTCGTAGGCAGCATCCAAGTAACTGTCCTCGTTGCCCGATTCGCAGTCACTGTATTCATCCGGGTAGTAATCCGTAGCATCGTCGCGATCCTCGTAGGCCATGTCGTGGTCCACGGTAGCAGCATAGTCATCCCACTCGAAATCTTCGTTCATCTTGTGCTCCATTGCGTTAGTGTTCAAGTATTATAGCAGTCTGTGGGTGTGTTGTCAACCCCTAATTTGCCGATAACTGACTATGGTTTTGACTCGTAGTCTGGCCTGGCGCAGTGCCTGAGATCTAGTGGGTGCAGCCAGTTCTAGGTATCCGGGGCGGCCACGATATAGATAGCGGATTTGCCAAATCATGATCTTTCTCCAAGGACAATTTGCCGGTGAGTGTCCCCGTGCGCCGCATAGTGCACAGGCTCGTTCAGTGGTCAACTTTTGGTCACGCACAAGGCCTGGACCTGTGTGGGGCGGGCCTGCTCTTGGAAACGGCGGGCTGCCCATTGGCAAGCAGTTTCCGAACCAAAGCCCTCTATGGTTGTAATAGAGCCTGTGGCGGTCAGTATCAGGACTAGGACATAACTCATTGATCGTCCTCCTCTTGGGGTGTTACTGCCCAATGGCGGCTCCAGAAGTTATTGCCCAGTCGATCAATCTCCTGTTTAGGATAGCCTTCTTTGATCAACCACTCTGTGTAGTTAGGTTCTTGGCTAGGATCCCAGATCTTGGGAAAACCCCAACGCCAACCCTCTGGGGGGTCGCACCACTGTTTGTTCATAGTTAATAGGTCCTTCCGTAAGTTCGATTGTATTGTGTGTAGAACGCACAGGCAAAGTCTTCTACCTCACCAGTGCGAACTGAGTCAGTGTTCTTGAGACCCCGGAACCAGCAGTAAGCGTCACGAGGACCCCAAGGGCTCAGTTCCATGAAATCGTGTATGATCTTGAGCTGAACTTCAGTAAACTGGTACACGGTATAACTCACTCCTGTGCCCATTTCACTGTGGTCGACCGTTGGTCCTGCTCCAAGGGCAATACTGCTCCCAAAGAGCGGCTACTTGAGTCTCAAGTCCCATACTGTTTAGGTACGCCTTCTCGCTTTGGATCCACCTGCTATCTTGGTCTCCTCTTGACCACACACGATGGTCGTCACTGTAATCGTAATACCAATCGTGATACTTGAGGCGATCGCCCCAAAGGGAAAGTCTTTGATCTGCTGAAAGAAGTTTGTTTGTCATATTCGCTCTCTAGTGTCTATGTGTGTATTATATGATTACCTGCCGCCCTTGTCAACCGGTTTTGGCTGTGTGGCAAATGTACAACGGCTTCTTGACGCCTCGGCACTCTGATGATACACTCCGCCCTGTGCTAGACACTGACGATGTAGAGCACGATTGGCCCAGATGTTGAATATGGTGATCGCAATGACCAACATAGACCCCAGTACCAAGATCAAGACGGTATTCTTCATTCTAAGCCCAGTAGAGCTCGTTCTTCTTCTGACAGTTTGGCCAATGCTTGAGCACGAACTTCCTTCAGTCGCTGTTCTTCATCGCGAGCCTGTTGGGCACGCCATAACGCACTCTCTGCACTCTCTAACTGGTAGATCAGATCCATGTTGATAGGTTCTCCGGCTAGAATACGATCTGTTTCGGTCTGTAGATTAAGTGGTAGACCCCAGATATCAGACCCTGCACTGAGATGAAACCATACACCCTCATCGGATTCAAATTTGCTCACAGTATAACCTTGTTCAGCAAACTCTTGTCCATAACCATAGATTAGGAGTACTAGACGATCTGGATAGGTTAGCCAAAACTGATTCCAATCTTCAAACTCTTGCTGACGTTTCTTTTCCAGTTTCTGGGCTTTGGTTTCACGGGGCATCGTTTATCTTCCTTTCGTAGTGTGCTATCACTTCCAGTAGATTGCCCATACCTCTTTCCAGATTAACACGGTCCCGATCTAGGCTGTCAATGTCCTCTAGCATCCAACTGGATTCAAAACCAAATCCTTGGTTCCTCCATCCGGGTCGCAGTCGATCTGCCACTGCGACTACCAATTCTCTTAGCCGCTTGTTCTGTTTGAGCAACTCTCGTTCACGATCTGAAAAGGTATCCAGTATACTGGGCATGGTCTGGGTAGCTGTTAGCACAGGTTCAATTCGATTGTCGTTCATAAGTATCTTCCTCTATTCTTGGTTCTTGCTCGCGACCTGCCCATTTGGCTATCTGTATCACAATCATAATGATCAACATAAATTTAGCCAAATACAGGCACAGCTGAGAAAGGAACTGAATATATCTCAGATATCGTATCCTTCGTCTATCAACTCAGCAACCGCATCATTGATCAGACTCTCTAGTTCATGAACACGATTGGCCACTCTGATATCCTTTTTGCGTTTGCTTAAGGCACTGCCTTTTTGATATACTAACCAAACATGTTCTTCACAGTAACTCTTGCCTTCTAGGGCTGGATGATCACAACCGCTTCTCCACTCGCAGGTACTCATTCTTCACTGTCCCGAATAATTCGATTGATTTCTTGTTGTTGTTCTGGTGTAAGAGTTAGGTACATTTCAATGCCCCGATTGATACCTTGGATGTAGGCCAAATACTCTAGAACCACTGCTAGGGCTAGGATAGACCAAACAGCCCAGGAATGCGGGCTGTCTAGGTCGGCTCCCAACAGGGACAGTACCGCTACCATAAGAATCAGGGCTAGACCTGTTTGAATATATCTCTGGTTCATTTATTACCAACATTAAATTTGTAGACTAAATAATACATTATAGGATACCTCATGTTCGTTAATAACAAATATCTTAAAATTTACAATCGACTAATTGATAGATCCAAAAGTCGACTAATCTCTGGATATACCGAAAAGCATCATATCATTCCGAAAAGTCTCGGTGGTAATGGAAGATCTGATAACATAGTTATTCTTACTGCTCGAGAACATTATATTTGTCACAGATTGCTGACCAAGATAACCACCGGCGAGGCTCGACAGAAAATGTTTCACGCTCTGATATGTTTTACTAAACCTATTCAACATCGACCTAATATTATCATAAGTAGCCGAGTCATTGCCGAAGCCCGACTTCGAAGTTCGTTGTATCTTAGTCAAATTCGTAAAGGTAACGCTACTCGTCCTGCGGGAACCTATCGACACTCGGAAGAGACCAAATCTAAACAGTCTGCTAGTGCTGTCGGTATAGTCAAACGACCTGCTGGATATCGGCATGATCCTGCTACTATTGAATTGATGAAACAAAACAGGAAAGGTAAAAATACCGGGTCGACACCGTGGAATAAAGGTCTTGTTCAATCTTGTCCTCACTGTAATAAAATTGTCAAAGGAACATTAAATCGTTGGCACGGTGATCGTTGCCGATTCAAGTCCTCTTCATAATAGTAGTTCGAGCCATCGACTGCCACTTGGTAGGAAATGCCTTACGCAGATCGGCGCACTTGAGTACAGTACGAAGGCTGAGTTCTCTTAGCGAGGTTGAATTATCTACAATGAATTGAATAATCTCATCTTTAACACAATCCTCAAACTCATATTCATCCAACATACCTTCCTGGATAATCTGTTTGATTCTCAACAATTTCTCACGATTAGTATCCATTTCAAGATCAATGTAGTGACAGCGTGACTCTAAGGCATCTAGGTGATCCTTCAACTTCTTGCTACGGATATGAGCAAACTTGATATTGGTAATAAAGATTGCAGCACCCTTGAATTCAAAGCGATCTGGAATACCTTCTGATCGCAGAATCCTGCTGTCCGTGTTCCAACTGATAAATCGCTTTTTGCTGCTGTCCAAGGCACCTTTGAGAATGTTCAGGGCCAGGTCTTCCATAAGAATACTGTCGCAGTCATCAAACACCACAACATTGCCTTTGGCACTGAACTCGTAGAGTTTCTTGTATAGACCAATGGCACTCATAGCACCCTTGACAATTTCATATTTGGGTTTGCGTTCTGCGATCTGATCCAGTAGACCATCACGCTCCAGCACACGCTCAACACCAAAACTCTTGCCCACACCCGGAGGACCTGATACAATCATGGCACGCACGGTACCACTCTTAACAGCCTTGGTCATGTGGTCTAGGATGTCAAACCGTTCTGCCAATCGCTCAAGAATCTGCTCATCGGATTCACGAGCCACTTCTTGTTCACGCCGTTTGATCGCTTCGGTATCAAACTCAAGCACGGTTACACTTGCTGAACTCTTCGCTGGACGGGCCATATCTGTTTCCTTTCAATATTATTTAAGTGTCTGTGTATTATACGATCAAGACTGCCTAAAGTCAACCTTTCTTTTTAGGAGTTTTTGGTTTATCCGCTTCGGCAGTGGATCCACTAAAATGTTTGCCCGCTGTGTGTACCAGCCCGGTTTTGGTATAGGTAATAGTGCCGCCGGTGCTGGATGGTTGTTGAGTTCCTGGTTTGTTCATGTGTATACTCTCTCAGTGTGTGTGTTAGTCTTGAGTGTTCTTCTTACGCCAATGATCGCGGCGCTGGCCTTCCCATTCTAGATCTTGTTTGGGTCTGCGTTTGACACCCAGTTTGTTTCGGGGTTCATCCTGTTCGATGTTGTGTTCACGGTCATCATCCCATTCGTCATCGAGGATCTGATGAGTTGGAATTTTAGGCACTTTCTTTATTTCCTTTCTAGTTTAATGTTGGCCCGGCCACCAAGAATCGAACTTGGAATTAGGGTTTAGAAGACCCTTGTTATATCCATTTAACTATGGCCAGTATGTGTTATCGGCAGGTCAATTGATATTGGCTATATGCTCTTCCGTAGGCATCATAGGTAGTCACGGCAGTATAGGACGGGTAGGTGCCATATGGGCAACCTTGAGTTTGGGGATATACTGCTTGAGGATAAACTGGTTGTGGAGCAACATACACGGGAGGAGCAGCATATACTGGGGCACCGGCAAAAGCGGCACCAACGATCACACCTGCTGCCACAGCACCCCAAACTGGCGCACCACGATAGCCACCGTGAGCGTGAGCGTGAGCCTGGCCAACTAGGCTAGCAGTAAGAGCAAGGGCAAGTGCAATCTTCTTCATCGCGTGTTCTCCTAAGTGTGTACATTGTACTACCACACTATTTACCTGTCAACCGACCCGCTGTGGCAAATAAGCAACAGCACAGGGTGAGTGTGCTGTTGCTGTTAATTATTAAACAGCGGATTGCTCGCTTATAATATCGTCAATAACATTAAGCACGTTTGTGTAATAGTCGCGTACAAACGTGTCTTGCCGCATAATAGCGTAATGCAATTGCTCAATATTTTTGCTAGCAGTAAACTGCTGCAAAGCACTAGTAATATAAGCAACGTCGTCAATTAAGTCGTCGTTAAAACTAATTGTGTCGTTAATATACAATTGCAAAACTTGCATTGTAAGTGTGCAAACGTCAGTAACGTCGTTTTGCTGAAGTGTGTATGCTTGCATTTTTTGCTACGCTTTACTAGTTAGTGTGCTAGTATAATAGCGTATGTTGTGCTGCTTGTCAACCTAGCATTTGTTGTACAGTTACAACAATGTGCTCAACCGCAGCCGCAGCCCCTACTACCATCACAAACCCCAGCACAAGCCCGAACATGAGAACGGGGATCCAGGGGGCCAAATCGTTGATGAAGTCTCGCATCTTGTGCTCCGTGTTGTCAGTGTATGTATTATAGGGCCTTTCGGCCCGCAGGTCAACCAAACAGTTGTTTTGCAGTTGCCACAATGTACTCAGCCGCAGTCGCAACACCTACCACCGCTGCAAACCCCAATCCAAACACTGCCAACAACACCGCAAATCCGGCCAAGTCATTGAGGAAGTCTCGCATCTCGTGTACTCCGTGTTGTTAGTGTATGTATTATAGGGCCTTGCGGCCCTGTTGTCAACCGCGCTCAAAGTAACGATATGGCAGACCGTACTCCCAGCACAGGAACTCCCAGTCCCCATTGCACTTGGTATTGTCCATGATCCAGCGCAGTGCGGTCTCGCGGTCCTCTGCACCTGCGTCAATGTTTACCCGGACCAAGGCCTCAAACTGCTCAATGGCCAACTTCTCACGACAGCGTTCGAGTTCCATGGTGATATCCAAGGCCCTGAGCAGACCGTTCCAGATCACCTGACGCTGACCGTCTGTGGACCCGATCCACTCTTCCCAGAACAGTTCGCTGGGCCTAACACCATATGCGTCTTTGTAGAGATCGGAAACGGTGTTGCTGTCGAAGGTGTAATCCATCATCTGCTCCGTGTTGTCCATATTCGTATTATACAGGAACTAGGATTTTGGTCAACCAGAATCTGTGTGTTGTATTTGTACAACGGTTGACAGGCCCGAGGTTTGAAGGTACAGTCTAGTCTCATGTGCAGCAGGGCGAGGGGCACAAGAGGTTGGAGTGCCGGGGTGTCGTAGAGGCACAACACCAGAAGAAGGCAGCAGAAGAAGGGGTGTCGTAGAGGCACAACACCAGAAGAAGGCAGCAGAAGAAGGGGTGTCGTAGAGGCACAACACCAGAAGAAGGGGTGTCGTAGAGGCACAACACCAGAAGAAGGGGTGTCGTAGAGGCACAACACCAGAAGAAGG